AAAATAAGACCTGATTAGCTAACTAATTAAAATTGGCACACTAACTGAAGGCAAAAGCAATGAAGCATCTAAAAAGAAGGAGCTTGTCTCCCGAAACTTATCGGTCTTTAGCCGATAAGTAGTTCATCTGAGAAAAGTTACAGAGATCACATTGAAACCTGAAACACATTAGTCTTTAGCTAATGTGTAGTTCATAGATTAATCAACCTTTCTAAAAACCAGTTTACAAGTTAAATTATGAGAAAGCTGCCTAATAAAATTATGGGTAGCTTTTTCTTTATGTATTAACGGAGCTTTTTTAATTGTTTCAAATTCTTGTTTCTCATTCATATAGATTAGCCCAGCATATTGTGGAATATCTTCTATTGGTAATAAGTTTTCTGGAACAACAAAATAGAAATAGTTTGGAGTTAAATACCAAATATCTCTCACCATATTGTTATTTTCTTTTATAAGGCGCTCTTTCACACCAACACCTTCTAACATTAACTTATGTTTTTCCTTCTTAAAATCAGCCTTAAAATCTGATTTAGATATCTTTACTTCATATTCATATATGTAGTCTGACTTACTTATTGAAATAACATCACATTCTGATAAACCATATCCAGTAAAGTGTGAGGTTATTGGTGAATGTTGTTTTTCATATAAATACATAGCTAAAGCTGCCTCTATATTTTTTGAGGCCGTATTACTTCTTTTAATTTTTCTGATACTTGATTTTCTACTCATAAATTATATATCTAAAATTTTAATATATAGCAACATGAAATATATTATTAGTATAAGACAAAAATCAGAAGATGCTACTAAGAGAGAACAATTTGTTCGTGGTAGTGAAGGAACCGTTCAAACTAAAATAATCAATATGATTAATGCTAATCCTTATGGTGATTATGATTTTTTAGTAAATGAAGATGGGAATAAATACATACAAACTTCAGAAGAACTATTAGGAGAAGTTGTAAATATAGTAGATGATAATTGTTTAGCCGAATTTACTGAAGATGAAGATGGCAATCCTATGATATTATTAAGCCATTTTGAAGGAGCGCTTCCTCAACAACATACTGTTGATCAATTAAAAGCTTTAAGAAAAATTACTAAAAAAACTGATATTGGTGATAAAATTAGTGACATGAATAAACAAGGGGCTAACATTCAATATATCAGAAATCCAATAGATACCGGAGTCGAATCTACACAAGACTATGAAAGAAGTAATAAAAAATTTGAACCAAACTGGAATCTTAAGCGTATAAAGCCTTTTAAAGGATATTTTTATGATCAAACAACTTCAGATAGACCTTCACATAAAAAGAAAAAGAAAAAGAAGTAATGATTAAAAAATATCAAGATTTTTTAGAAAGTAAAAGTAGTAAATTTTATGATTATGGTTGTGTTATGATTTATCCGACAATCGAAAATTGGTCTGAAATAACATCTATAATTCATCCAGATGATGTTTATAACCCATCGCCTACTTATGGCATTGAATCTGATCCACATATTACTTTACTATATGGTCTTCACCCTGAAGTAACTCATGAACAAATAGGTGATGTATTAAATAAATTTAAAGGTAAGTCCTTTGGAATTGATATTAATGGAATTGGAAAATTTGATAACAAAGATTTTAGTGTAGTTAAATTTAATATCGACTCCCCTATTCTACACGAAATTAATCATGAGTTAACTAAATTACCACATACAACAGATTACCCAAATTATGTTCCTCACATGACAATCGCATATGTAAAACCTGGCTCTGCTGATAAGTATTTATCAGGCGATTATAGAAAGACATTTAACAACGTGAATAAAGTGGTTTATTCAATGACAGATGGTAATAAAATTCCTTTTCAATTATAAACAATTATATTAATTATTGATATAATAAGTAATCAAGCCTAAGCTTGATATAAAAAAAATTAACGGCAATGGCAGAATTAGATGATTTATTTAGTGGCAGTTTAGATTCAAAAATGGATTTTTTGAATGAAAAAAAGGCAGTAAATGCAGATGGCATTTATCGTATCGACTTATCAAAAGTAAAAGATAAGAAAAAAGGTTACAGATCAGTAGTTAGGTTTCTTCCTAACTTAACCAAAGAAGGAAAAGTTGGTCAGTTAGCAGTTGAGAAAATTACTCACTATGTTGACATTAAAAATGCAAAAGAATTATCTGGATGGTTCGATTCAGCAAAGAATTTCAATGAGAAATGTGCTTTGACTGATCTTTATTACACAATGATGAATTCAAAAAATGCAATTCTTCAAGAAAAAGCAAAATGTTTAAAGTATAGTAAAAAATACTACTCATATGTTCTTATCATTGAAGATGAACAACAACCTGAATTAGTTGGTAAGGTTATGATTTTCCAATATGGAAAAACAATTAAAGACAAAATTCAAGCTGAAAAAAATGGCGAGATAAGTGGTGTATCTTGTAATGTTTTTGATTTATCAGCTGGTAAAGATTTTGTTCTTTCAGTTAAAGAAATTCAGACTGGTGATGAAACTTATCCTGATTATAAAAATTCAGCCTTTAAACCAGAAACTTCTTCTTTACCAATTTATATTGAAGGAAAAGGATTTAAAAATGTTCCTTTAGTAAACGGTAAAGTTGATCCTAAGACTCAATCTATGGTTAAAGATTTCTTATTAAAAAGAGATCATGAACTTGAAGAATTTTCACCTAAGAGATTAACAGAAGAACAACAAGCTAAAATCAATGAGATTACAGCTTATTTAACAGGTAAAGCTTCTGCATCTTTCAAAAAAGAAGCTGTTGCATCTTCTGATGACTTTGATTTTGAAGAATCACATACTGCATCAAGTAGTAGTTCATCCTCTTCATCCTCTGATGATGATACAGAAGATTTCTTTAAAGATTTTTAAGACTAATTGATTATCAATGAATTATAGCCTCTTCGGAGGCTATTTTTATTTATAAAAGTCTAACATTTCTATTAATGAACTACACATTAGCTAAAGACTAATGTGTTTCAAGTTTCATAGACTTATCTAACGACAACGCCTCCAACTGTTTTTGTTTAATGTCCGACTCAATCCCTGAACCAGACAATATTTTTAAACATTGTTTTAATATGTTTTTACTTGCATTAGTATGAGTTTTAATCTCTCTTTTTGATTTTTTTAACCTTTTTTAACTTTTTTTGATATAAATAATTACCAAAATCACAGAAGCTAAAGACTTCTGTGTGGTCAATATAAATCTATCAAATGGTTGTAAATTTGTATAATGGTTCAATCTTATAACACCATCCATTGTTTTTACTGATATGGTGGAAAAGACGAGATAGAGGAATTTCTCCAGTGACTTCTTAAAATTATTATATAAACTTTCTCTGTATTAATAAATACAATTAATGTATAGATTTATAAAAATAATTTAAATTATGTTTCCAAATTTAAAAAGTAAAAAATTCTTAGACGTATCTACTAGCAAACCTGTAGTTGTTAAAGAACAGTTCGAGAATATTGCTATATTAGACAACAACCAAAGAGTTGATGTTAAAAGATTATTAGATAAAAGCTACTATGATGACTATATTGATCCTTCTAGTTTTTTTGATATATCTAACTTGCAAATTTTTGCTGATAAAATAAAATCTATACCTAATGAAGCACTACAGAACATGAATGATGATGATTCTCCTATCATAACATCATATGATCCAGAAGAAGAAAAAAGAATTTTGGAAAAGAAGGCTAGAGAGATGTATAGTCAACCAAATACATCTGTTATGAGTCAAATTGACAAATTTAAAGGTATGATTGATGAAGATGAATTACCAAATATATCAACACCCACTAATGTTGTCAAAGTATCAACGAATCAAAATTTTAATCAGGTTCAAGTCAATCAACCTGTTCAGAATAATCAAAGTGATCCAATGATCAATATGTTTAGGAACATTAAAAGAAATACAGATTTTAAAATATCTATTGATATTGAAAACAAAATACCTCGTCCAGATTTTATTGAAATGATGGAAGATTCGTATGAAGTTAGTATTATTGACTATTTATCTGACGAGTTTACTAAATCCATTTTAAGTGATACCTCAATAATTAGAGGTAAAATAAAGGAAGCTATTAGAGATATTGTTTATAACAAAAAAGTTTCTGAAAAAAAAGAAATTCCTAATGTTCCGGAAAAAAAAAGAGAGAAATTAAATGAAGGTGTTGAGAAAAAAACTAAGAGAACCCCTCGTAAGCCAGATTCCTCTAAGTATAGAGAAATTGAAGAAGGTCAAGAACCAGAAAAACCAAATGTTAACTAAATGATAGAAAATTCAATTATAGACAGCGCTAAATCAATAAGAAATGAATTCTTAAAATTAACAAAAACATTATCTGTTTACGAAGATGATGTTAAAAAATTGGCCGAATATTTCTTTAAAGTTTCTAATGAGTTAAAAAATATAGAATCTGAAATAACAAATAAAGATACCATAGAAAGTATTAAAAATAAGATAATTAGTAAATTATCTGACTTAGAACTAGAATCTGAAAGAGTATCTAAAAAGATAGAGAATATAAACAATCAAATAGAAAAACTCAAAAAAGAAGAAATGGACTTATATAAAGTTATAAAGAAAAGACACCCTTCTATGTCTGATGATCAAATACGAAGTGAAATACAAGAAAGAGTATTCTAAAAAATAAACCCTTCAATGAAGGGTTTATTTTTTTATATTGAAAACCAAAGAAAACACAGAAGTCTTTAGCTTCTGTGATTTTGGTAATTATTCACTAAATTCAATTAAAGGAAAGAGTCTATATTAAATATATAATATGTTAGGAAATTAAAAAAATTCTAGCATCGGCAGGGACTGTCGATTACAGGCGTGGAGCAAAAATAAGACCTGATTAGATAACTAATTAAAATTGGCACACTAACTGAAGGCAAAAGCAATGAAGCATCTAAAAAAGAAGGAGCTTGTCTCCCGAAACTTATCGGTGTTTAGCCGATAAGTAGTTCATATATATAACTAAAATAGTCAAGTAGAAATGAGGATATCCAAATATATTAAGGTAGATAAAAATATACTGATAGAATATGTATACGATGATTCTAACTTAATAGGTGAGTCTTATGAGATTGGTCTTAATTTAAAAAACAAAAACTATAATTACGTAGCCAATGATTTAAGTGGTACTTTGAATACAGCAGGTAATACAAATTTATCTTCTTCAAATACTTTATTTCCTATTGATTTAGTTAATAATACATATGGAATTTATAACACAACTACTTATCCATTTTTACAGCTTCAAAGCTATGGAAGTGGATTTCCGGTTAGACACGATTCTATCATTGTAAGACTTCCAATAAATTACACTTTTGGAGAATACTTAGGTTTCTATTTAAGAGTTTACGCTTTTGATACATTAAACCAAAAGACTTATGATTTATCTAACTTCTTTTTTGATATAACAAATCTTGATCAAAAAAAGAATCTTAATTATGTAAATCCTCCTATTTTCTTTCAAGAAATGTTATGGGGTAAATCTATTACATTAGAAATTCCATCTCTATTTGCATTATCAAATCAAAGAACTAACAATAATGTACAATCTAATAGTATAAATTATAATTTAACAGGTGGTGTTGGATTAAATTTAAATTCACCACTTTTTATTGATTTTCATTTTATAACAAATACCAAAACAGTTAACTCTGTTAAGACATATACATTAACTACTGCGAATACTATAACTGTACCTCAGACACCAGAATTTGAAAAAATCGGGGTTGTGATTGAAGAATCATCTGACGGTGATTTTTTTGATATTTATGCGGTTTATAGTGGTAGTATAGGTGATTTTAATAACTTCATTAATAATTCTGTTTATTTAGGAAATAGATATTATGTTCAATATACAATCACAATGTATGAACAAAATATTAGAGGAAAATCTCTGACCGTGGTTGTTACTGAGGATTTCCTATCCAAAGTTGAATATAGACCAATTATCAAATACTCAACCACAACAGCTATTATAGATGTACAAATGGATTTAATAGATGCAGTTGATAATTCAAGAATAACAAGACAAGCTTCTTACGGTATGCTTCAAAACCAGGTTTCAAAGTATAGTCTATCATTAATGAGAATTAATTTAGCAAATGCAAATAAACCTAAAATTTATAACATTAAAAATAGTATAAATTTAGGAAGTACGGCCTCAAATCTATTGGGTGCTGGCAATCCATCGGTTGAAGCGGTGCAAGTTCCTTATCCAGTATTAGTTGATAAGTATAATGTTGTTGCTAAAACAGATAATGCTCAAGTTGGAAAAGACTACTACTATGGTATAGGGAACGTTTTAATAGTTTTATATCCATTTGATAACATTATTACATTTACAATTGCTAGTCAAGTTGCTGATAATAAGATTGATTTCATGGATTTAACCAATATGGGTGTTATTACAATGACAATCAAAAATCAAGTTCTCTCAGTTGATGTTCCTTTATATTCAGAATCAGGATCTGTAGATTTATCAAGAGGATTTTTAGTTTTCAAGTTGGTATCAAGTAAAATAAATGATGTTAGAAAAATATATAACTCAGGTATCAATGTATTCTACATAACCTCTACTCAACAGAAAACAACAACTACAGTTTTATATACAGGTTTATTTAAAATATATGATTCGGTTAGTAATGTTGCTGCTTTAAACACAACAGCTAATCAAAATGCATCAAGTTTGAGTGTTGGATCTGCTTCAGTAATACCTACTGGAACAGCTATTGTAACAAGAACTGTTGTTCCAACATTAATCACAGGAGCTTCGTCGCCCAGCTCAAATTATATAGTTATTTCAGCAACAGGAGCAACTGGTCCATAAATTAAAAAAATAAAATGAGATTATCTAGTCAATCGAGTCAGTTTGTATTTAACCTACCTTCAGATTTCTTAACACAAGATATCATAAGCACTTATACGCCTATACTTGAAAAAAACTGGGTACAATATGAAAATGTTATTGATTATTTAAACTCTACAATTAAGAGTGTAAGTTTTCCAGGATTAAGTATCACAACACCAGAACAGAATTTAATAAGAGGTAAGAAAAGAGCTTATTTACCAGCAACAAATGTGAATGATATAGTAACTACAAGAGAATTCACCGTTACATTCAGATCTGTTGATTCTGACTTGAATTATTGGCTAACATATGATATATTTATAAAACACTATTTAGATGTTTATAATTTATATATCAACCCATTTACTATCACCGCAGTTGATATACACAGAGATGCTATCTATTTAATTAAATTTTTTGAGATATTAGCAATCTCACTTGGTGATTTAAATTTTGACTACTCACAACAAAAGGTAAATGCAAAAGAGTTTACAATGACTTTTAAATTCAACTTCATTGAAGTTGAATTTTTACTAAACCAATCAAAGACTATGGAATTGGGTGCTTTTCCGCCATCAATTATCCAGAAATATTAATCTTTTTTCTTTTTATAATAAGGGTGATCTTCTTTCTTCATTTCTACATACTCTTTACCATCTATAACAGATTCTATTTTTCTATCTCTATTTGTTACCCTAATCTCATCTTCAATAACGCCTACCATAATAGTGTCGATTATTTCAGTGTCTATAGACTTTGATAGATTTTCTGATAATATTCTCAACAACTCTTTTTCTGGATCTAATTTTTTCTTCATATTAAATTTTTATTTTTAAATATATTCTCAAAAAAATCTAGCAGATTATTATATTGAAAATTAAATGGTAGATCAACATTTGTAAAGTGTGGTTCTGATAGTATTTTAAAATACAAGTCATCATTATTGTCAACTTCTTTTATATACTCAATCATCTGATTCATATTATCAAATTCATAAGCATTTATAAAAGCCTTTGTGTTCCAATCTTCACCAACCTTTGGATTTCCCCAATATATTGGAATACTATTTTTTAATTTAGGATGTACTAATTTTTCGGTGGTATATCCTGGATACTCACTGTTTTCAAAAGCAATTGTAAATTTGTAATTATTAATAAATGACAATTTATCACCCACTGGTCCACCTATATTATTATAAACTCTTCCACCAGCATCTACCAATTTATATTTAGAAAGTTCAAAAAATAATTGATTCCTTAAATGCGCACCTGGGTTAGAAAAAACAAAATTACAGAACTTTGTTTTTTCTCTTTTTACAACATCGAAATCTATTTCCTTTTTGAAATTTTGAGTATATCCAGACTCATATAATGTTATGGCTGATAAAGGAAATCTAAAGTTTCTATCATCATCTATATAATCAAAGCTAATGGAATAGTCACATTCGTTATAGTTAGGTCTTTTATTTTCGGCGGTAAAAAATATTTTAGTACCATTAAATCTTTGATGATTATTACCAAATACACTATAAATCAAAATATCAGGTGTATATGATATTTCAACATCCCATCTCTCAGATAGAATTGTATATAGTGTATTATCTCCAATATTACTAATATTAGGGTTATAATTAAATCCGCTCCATAAATCTGAAAATCCAATTTTTATTCGTTTCTTCATAGTTATTTAAATTTTAATCCATGTCTCTGGAATTATATCTGATTTATCTATATCTATACCTGTTTTTTCTCCAAACCATTTATTTGGTGCTATAACTTTTTTATTTGGGTTATTATTTAACCAAGCTCCCCACCAACTAAAAGAACTGTTGGCTATTATATTATTCTTACACATACTCATTAGATATAAATCTTCTAAGTTTGAAAAATCACTCATAAAAACCATATTATTAAATGGTAAATTATCTTTACACCATTGCATATCATCAGAAAAAACAAAAATATAATCATATTCACCAATGATATCAAGAGCTTTTTTATAATACTCTATATCTTGAACCGGATGATATCCATTCGATTTTACATAATCCGTTCTTCTAATATGCATAGAAACCGTATTAGTGTCAATTAGAGGTGTCTTATTAAGTTTTGATATCATATCATTAGATGGTGAGAAGTCATTCCGAATGATATCAGAATTGATTTTAAAATACTTTTCACTTTGCCAATAACCATCAAGATAATAATGTGTATAATTTGATACGAGATGTTCTTGATAACTAAATGAATCTTGTATTCTATGAATGTGGTAATTATTTAATACCGGTATATTTACATAAGTATAAGTATTTGAAAATTTATCCAACTCAAATTCTCTAATGGTTTCTGAAAATTGGTTTTTATAAAAAGATATATCTAAATAGAAATCAGTATTATATTTATATGATAAGCTTCTACCATAAGCATACTGAAACATTTGATTTCCTAAACCACCTTGAATCTTATTGATAATCATTCTTTTGTGTAATTTTTAATAAAGTTTTTTAAATCCTCTAAGACTTCTTTTTTACTATATAAATATCCACTCACAGATAGTCCAGTCTTATAGTCATATATAATGTTATCACCTTTAATTAAGTTATTAGAAATATTACTAAATAGGGAAGTTATTTCTTTTGTACTAATTGGTTCATTAAAGAAATTAAATATCATTTTATTAGGATATTTAGAGCTATATTTTTGAATATCTAAATAAATATTATCAAGGTTATACCATTGAAAGCTTGAATTTATATTAATATCCCATTTTGTGTTATTTAACAAATCGAATAAAATATTCTTTTTTATTCGATTATTAAATAGAGCACCTAGTCTAAATATTTTTAAATTATCATACTTCAACATATCCTTAACCATAAGTTCAAATAAGTATCTATTACTACCATAATCTAATTGTCCTAAATTTGGCAAATAATTTTCAGTAACACCAAGAGGTGAATTTCGATAAACATCTATTGTGGAAATAAGAGTTATTTGTGAGTAAGATTTTCTTGATAATGTTCTAATGATATTATTAATATTTTCAATATCTTGTGTAATATTTTTATTAACAAACATTCTATTGGAAGATAAACAACTTAAAAATAAATTGTCACCATTCTCAACATATTTATCAAAATCATTAATATTTTGACTATTAAAACAACAGTCAAAATTGACAAATTTACTTATAGTAGATCCTACTAATCCTGTATGTCCAATTAAAATATTATTCATAACTTCTATATTGTGCGTTATTCTCACCACCTTGAAAATTGTGGAAGCAAAATGGTTTTATATCACCATATTCAACTCCATCTAAAGTTTTTAAAGTTCTCTTACCATTTTCACCAAAGCTTTCAACCAAAACTTCTTCATGTGAAAAGTATTTAGCTACATCAAAAGGTGCAAATTTTATACCATGATGTAAAAATAAATTCCTATTCCAAATACATATTTGAGCATCTTCATTGTAATTACCATCATAAGGAATCCAAGGCATTTTATATTTGTCTGGAATTTCCATTAATTTTTTACTTCTTATAGATATTCCATTTCCAACTTTTATCGGTTCACCATATCTATCATAGAAACAATTGAATCCCCATGGTGCTCCAATATAATCATAGTCTAAAAAATCATCACGCCACATTTCAGGATTAACAACATATCCATCACTTTGTATTTGAAGTGCAAAATCAGTATCAATATATTTGTATAACTCATATATAACAAATCGATTATACTCAACAATATCCATTTTTGGAACCTTTACTACTTCTATACCTTCCGCTTCTACATCAACATCAGTGAATAGTTTAACTGCACCAAAATTAATTCCTCTACATGACTTTTTTATTGCTAAAATAGTCTCTTCTAGTCGAATTGATGTGACACTAACTAATGTTATATTAGGTAAATCTATCTTAGACATAAATAAATTTTTTACTTTTTATCTCACAAGGAAACCATCCCTTTTCTGGTTTATCGTAGTATATCCAATACATCGGCGCAACTGTGATATATTTATCCGTTAACCAAGCTGCCCACCAAGAATAAGTAGATGGTGAGATTATACAATACTTTGAAAAGTATAAAAGTTTTAAATCTACCATCATATCATTTGAAATTATCTCACAATCAACATCTTTAAATACTTCTTCTGCTTTTGGTATTTCTTCTGTGATAACTAAAAACTTGATATCAGGTTTTATTTCTTTTATTTTATCCATCGCATCTAAATAAAATTTCAACGAAATATATGTCTGACCTTCACCGAAAACATATACCCTAAAATGTATATAACAATACTCTTCTACTGGATATTTCAATAGTAATTCAGAAGTTTTATCATCAGCTTCTAATTTAAACCATTCTTTTATTTTATCCTCATATCCTTCAAAATATCTTTCTGTTTGATAGTATCCATATAATCTTGTGAAATTTGGAGCATTAAAAAGATTTGGATCAAAATATTGACCAGGATTCTCATTATAAATATATTGTAAATTACCATCAATCTTTCCTCTTTCAAGATTTGGAAAAAAGTTAAATATGTGATGTGATGGATCTTCAGGATGTGGATGTGGTAATTCATTTACTTGTGGTAAATAAAATTCATATCCATTTTTTTCAGCTACGATTCTTGCTATAGCATATTGAAACATCTGATTACCTAACCTACCTCCAAATGAACCATGTATCATTTTAGTTATTATTAATTTTATAATTTGAAAGAGAATCCCAATTATTTTTAAGATAATCTTCAATACATTTAACTCCCTTTTCTAAATCAAAGTTGATTTTATAATCTAATACTGAATTTAGTTTTGAAAAGTCAACTTTATAATCTCTTGGGTCATCGAAATCTACGTATTTAACTTCAAAGTCTAGTCCACACTTTTTTAGATTATTAACAATGTCTCTTTTAGTGAAATTTAGTGATTCTTCACCTATATTATAAACACCTTTTAAATTCTTATTCATTGCTTGAATTATAATATCACAAGCATCATCTACATATAAAAACGGCCTCCATGTCTCCTCACCAAAAACACTGATATATCCATCTCTCATTCCTTCATAGATAAATTGATTAATTGTTAAATCAACTCTCATTCTATGAGATACACCAAATAATGTAGAACACCTGAGAATTAAATAACTCTTTGAATTTTCTATTATATAGTTTTCAGATTTAATTTTAGAATCTGAATACATACCTAATGGATTTAATTCAGAATCTTCATTTACAACTTCTGTGTTTTTTCCATAATTAGAACAAGTACTTAAAAATATAAATTGCTTATTATTTTGATTACAAATATCTGATATAAATTTTGTTGATTCTGTATTGATATTATAAACATTTTCTTTTGTAGTTTTTTTACAAGCAGGTTCACCGACTAATGCGGCTAAATGTATCACAACATCATTACTATTTATGACCTCGTTTAATTTATTAAAATCAGTTACATCACCAATTACTAATTTATAATTTGGATTTTTAAGAAATGCCTGACATCCAGAATCTCCATACATCAGGTTATCATAGACAGTTACGTGATGATTTATATCAAGTAATTTTTCGGACAACTTAGATCCGAAAAATCCAGCTCCTCCAGTAATTAAAATATTCATTTAGAGTCTCCTATTTTTATTAATTTTATATTATTTTGTTCCTTAATATATCGCCAAGGGTCTATTACAACCGAACCCTCTGGAAACTTATAATCTAAAAAGATATCATGGTTTGTACCTATAAAAAATATACTTGGTGTATCTAAAGTAAAAGGATCCGTGTCAACCCAAGGATCATACATCATGACTTGTGATTCTTTTTCCTCTAATATATTTTTTAGTAGAATAGATGGACTACCTAATATAAGATTAGTTTCTTTTTTAAAGGTTTTTCCCAAAATAACTATTGGTAAATCATTTTTACTCTTCTCTTCTAAAATTAAAGTTGATAACCATTCAGTTTGTTTTTCCCTACACTCCATTAAATTATCATACCAGTTAAAGCTTAGGTCTACTTTATTTGCAAGCCATGATAAAGCAATATTATCTCTTGGATGACAATTGTGAACTACTATACCTGTATCACTATCAATATAAAATTGGTCATCTTTTTTTTCATGAAATGGTTCTACTTCTAAATTATATACATATCCTTCATATTTCTCAATTTCAATTTTTGTTATTCTATCTTTCATATTTTAGCATATTTTTATACCCAAATTTTTTAGGTCCTCTTTAAAAAGAATTTGTATCTTATTGTTATTACTTTTTAATATTTCAAATTTACGACTCTGTCCTATAAATGTATAGGTTGATTTTATATCAACATATACATTCCAATTATATACAAAAAAATCTGGATAATAATTCTTACATTTACCCTCGTCATCTATATATGGTATCTTACCCCTATGACATTCAAAAGTTAAATTATTTTTATCCAACCACTCGATGAATTTTAATTCCCATGTTCCTTGTACTTTATATACCTTACCACTCGAATGTTTATAATCATACCATAAACATTTCCAACAATTATTCACACCAATGAATTTACCATCTTCCCAAGCCTTCTTAGTACCATTTGAGTATTTCTTCCTCATACTTAAAGTCATTCCTTCTGATCTTGTTTTAGAAACTTTATTTCTTATTTCTAAACTTTTCATGGGATTTTTATCACCCGATATATCAACTTTTGATCTTATCAAATCCGACATTTCCTTTCTCTTATCTTCCGACTCCCATATTTTTTTCAAAGCCAATTTCATTTTTTCAATCTTTTCCGGCCTTCTATTTAGAATCAACCTCCAGCAAATATTACAATAATCATTAGAAAATAATTCATTTTCTTTCATTTTTTTATATTGATTTAGAGATCTTTCATGTATAATATCACACTTATCACACTTGAGTTTAAGTATTTTTTCATTTCTATTAATAACTTTATCTAACTTTTTATCAAAATATTGAGTGTTCAGGTTTAATTTTTCAATTATCATATCTTATATATTAAAAATAGAAGACACCCTCCACTATAACACATAAAACTTATCATCATTTCTAATTTCAATTGCTTTTACTAGAATTAATTTTCCATTTCTTTCCACTGGAACTATATGATCAGTTGTCAAGCTTATTTTTTTACCACTCTCTGTTGTGAAATTTATCATATCACCGATATAATGTCTTCTAGTTACCTCGTTTATCTTTTTTTGATTTTTTGTATTACATGTGTAGTTACATGAGTCAACAAGATATGTAGATTCATCATCAAATGAATTATACAATTCATCAATTTGAACAATATCATTATTTACCTTTACTTTAAATGTAGGCTTAACACAACCACCACCATCACCCATACCACCTAATAAATACTTAGGACTCATAAGTCGCTCATTTGCTAAAAATAATCCTCTCATAACATTATCACAATTAATATTATCCAATTTATGTGATAACTCCATTACAGTGTTTGCTAAGCAAACTTTCATAGTTATATAAGTGTTATAAGTTACTTTTATCATCTCAGCTTCTTCTATAGTACATTTATAAACTGGTTTATTATGTATTGTTGCATAGAAATCTTTAACATATTCATAAGCATTATCATCATCTACGCCAAACAAAACAAATTCTGGAGATACAAAATCTCTAATGGTTGTACCCATTGCTATAAAGAAAGGATTATAACATAACTTAACATGATTATTTAATAGTGGTTTAATTTCCTTTCTTATTGTCCCTGGTAAAACAGTTGAAATAATAACTACTATTTTATCTATTCCCTGTTTTTGTATTTCATCTGATAGATTCTTCATACCTTGTTTCAGCCAAGTATAATCAAAATCAACTCTTTCTTCTGGTATTCTAGTATCTCCCTCATATTTTGGTAAGTGTGGAGTTTGGATAGGAACAAAAATAATATCAGATTTTTTTACAACATCCGAAATACTTGACCAAATTATATTATTATCAACCAAAAGTTCCTCAGCTCCTTCTTCTCTATAAGGCAGCTTTTTGTTGACTAAAATATCTTTAACGTTTTGATTGATATCAAAACCAAATACTGTGTGTCCTCTTTTTTCTATAGCTAAAGCACACGGTAATCCTAATTTACCAAGACCTAAAAATCCAATATTCATTTTTTCATTTTTAATTTTTTTCAAAGATAACTAATACATCATCATATCTTCCTTGTACATTTCTCAGATCTACTACTTTTGGTGAAAATGGCAAAAAATGTGTAATGTTTTGTTCTAAGTTAGCAAAGTCTTCAATTATATAAAGACCTCCTTTATTTAACTTTTGTATCATAGTTTGATAAGTACTATACTGATCTTGTATAGTATGACTAGCATCATCTATAATTATATCAAATGTTGTATCTTTTATTTCAGACATGACTTTTTGTGTATCGTTTATATCTGAAAAAATCATATTCACTTTTTCAATACCTTCAAACCAGGTTAGATTTAAAGGGTCAATATCTATTCCAAATATTTGACTATCTTGATGGAAATAGGTCTTCCACATATGAAGGATCCAGCCACCTGAAATTCCTATTTCAAGAAAGTTAATTGGTCTGTCTTGATATTTACTAAAATAATATTCATATGTGTCTATAAAGCTATGTACACTACCTTTGTCAACATCGTATTGAGTTGTATTTCTCTCACCATTAGTACCTGGTTCTTTTCCAGTATATTGTCTAATGTAATTCAGAGTTATTTCTCTTGCTTCTTTAAGGTTCATAATTAGTTTATATTTTTTACTTTTTCAGTTAAGCTTAATGTACTTAATGTCAACTTCTTATTAAATTCATAATCTACTTGATTATTGATAATTTTTAAAATAGACTCTTGTAAAGGATCATTCATTGGATTGGAGAAATCAATTACATGACCATCAATAATTATCCTTTTTTCTTTTCCATCATAATTCCTATCATATTTGAATGTTGATATCATGTTACCATTTATCATCTCCATATCTAAATCGTCCTTCGTATAGCTACATTTTGTTATTTCCCATTCATCACTAGTTAAACTCAATAACATATAAATATCATGATATAAAAGTCTATCTAATATACTTTCTTTGTTTTTATCATATTTATTCCAAATGAAACTGATATTACTAATTTTTTTGTCAATATTCATGAATTCAGTTCTATATAAAAAGGTATTATCAACAAATATTTTAACTTTATTAAGTGATAGTTGATATATCTCTTTTGCTTTAGAAAAATCACCAGTAAACGGCTTTTCACAAAAGACATTCTTATTATATTGAATACATTTTTTAAGTATATTATAATGAGTTTCTGTTGTTGAACAGATGAATACCCAATCAATATCTTTTTTTAATAATTCATCTAAATCACTTTTAGAATTTGCAACATATAATAGATTAGTCAGTGATTGTAACTTTGGTTTTATTATATTACCCCAATATCCATCTCCTATTAATAATGTTGTCATATCATTTTTTTAATATCTTCAGCAATTTTCCAACAAGTTGTTATTTTACCAGACAAAATGCTGATAACTTTTATATTATCGACACAATTAAAAGTTATATCACTCATTCTAGAATCATCTTCGTTTATTGGTAGTGCTCTGATTGTTTGCCAATATCCATCAGGCTCACAATCTTTTAAAAAGGAATAATATTTTATAGACTCATCATATATTTTGTCAATTTTTTTACTTATAATAATTTTATCATAAATATTTTTCTTAAAAAATTTGTTCTTGATTATTTTTTTTTCAAGCTCCCACATACCTGAAATATTATATCCTTCCGATTGACAAATAACAGAGTTTCTAACATGATATAATAAAAAATAATTATCATCAAATCCTTTTGGCATTATACTACAATATTTACCATCCATTATTGTTAACCCAATTTTATTCATATTCTTTCTAAATATTGGTATAACCACATTTTGAAACCTCAGAGTGGACTCTGGTAGATTGAATAACCTATTTATCTTATTTATATTAAAATAAGATGCGTTTATTACAACATCATAACCATCAACATCTGACTTATTTTGAAGTGTTTTATTCAATATTAGATTTATAGTGGATTTACAAATCATGTTTTTTAATATCTTTTTAAGTGTCTCATAGTCATAAACTGGTTCATTGGTTAGAAAGGAGGAATCTATATTTGAAAAGTCCATATCTATTTTAGGATATTCCTCCACAATTTTTAGACTCAATTTGTTACAAAAGTCGGAGTAATCAGAAGAACTCACCTTACTATTTTTTTCAACCATGTAATAGTTTGGAAAATTATCTACAACCGAATCTTTGAAAATTTGATGAAAAGATTTAAAACCTTCTATACTCTGAATAGCAGTTTCAATACTCCTTGGATAATGAAACCCAAAGTGGAGTCTATTATGATTAAATTTAGATGCATTCAACATAATGTCATCATTGCTATCAATTAGTGTAACTCTATTCGACTCAGATAATTTTAATGCAGTACAAATTCCGAATACTCCAGCTCCTATAACCAATATATTCATTAAATTATTTAATTTTTAGTTTAACAAATTATGGTCTCCAAAGACCTATGCCACCCCAATGTTCAGAAAATTCACCTGATTTTATTTTACCACTTGATTTTGAACAAACTATCTCAACTTTAGATCCACCTTCTATATCACACCAATGTTTATATACTTGGTCATCATAAACATTATTTGGATCTATATCATGAAAAACAACATATCCTCTATTGGAAAGTAGTTTTTTATACAAATCAAAATCTCTTTTAACACCATCATAACTATAATCTTCATCAATAAATATCAAATCATAATTATCACAATAAGATCTCACATTTTCAAAAATTTCTTCTGTTTGTGAATTACCACAAAAGAATTGATATTCCTCTTCCATTACTCGGTTTAATATTTCACCGACAATAGGATCAATATCAACCGAAACTTTTTTACCTGTAGATAATTTAGAAACAGTCCAAAAGGTTGCACCTGATCTAGTTCCTATCTCTAAAATATTATTGGGTGAAAAGCCTTTTCACCCAATATAAATATGTTAGGAACTCTTCATACACTTGTAATATTGTCTCTATTTGACCATTTTCTTTTTTTCTTATATACTCTTCAATTAATTCTATTGGTTCCATTTTATTATTTATTCTTCATATTCAAAAATTTTCCACATCATTCTTTCAAATACATGTGGCATACTATAGTCCATCCAACTTTTATAAGTCGGAAATCCAAGTGTTTTCAAATGTGCTGCATCATGATTTGGTATTACTTTACTTGGGTCTGGATTTTCTTGATAACAGTCGTATCCATAATTACAAGCATTCTTATAAACATCATAAATATTAATCCACCAGTTAAGTGATTTCTTCATAAGAAAATCGCTTTGTAAAATATATTGGTCTCCTGCTGAGAAAAATAGCTCTTCTTCTCTTACAACACTTGATTTGAAAACAAGAGGTATAAAATCATTTAAATATATCTGACCAGCAGAACTATAAACATCACCAAGTGGTTGTATACCATATTTATCATAGCTATTAATTTGTTCCACTATCGTCGGACAATGTGGGAATGGATCACCTTGTAAAAAAGCAATCACTTCTGGGTAGTTACCATAATAATTAATGATATACTCAAAGTATGTACCTTCTCCCCTCCACTTATTTTCTAAATAGACTGTCTCGAGACATTTTGAACCAAAATCTCTTTCAATAGGAAGCCCCTTATTATAAACAATAAAATTACAATCTAATCTATCTACCCAATTAATATCCTCTTGATATCTAGCTATTAAGCAAACTTTCTCCATCTAATTGATTTATTTTTACATATTCGTTCTGAATATCCTTTATTGATATAAATAAAACACCTTTATCAATTAATTCTTGATTATTTCTCTTAATATCCTCAAAGAAGTTCCAAGCTAATACAATAATAACTTTCGGTAAATTTTCAAAAGCATATTCTTTACTTTGTATAGGTATATTCACACCAGGTATAATTTTTCCTACTTTTAATTTATTATCCTCAATAGTATAATCAATAAATGAGTTATCAATACCAAAATAGTTTAAAGCAGTTGTAGCTTTTGCTGGTGAACCATAAGCAGCGATTCTACCAAATTTAGATTTTAATAAACTTGCGTTTTTCACAACATTATTCTTTATTGAGTGTAATCTTTTAGAGAATAGTTTATAAGTTTCATTTTTTGATATACCAAAATCTGCCTCTCTTAACAAGAATTCCTGAACACTATTATCGGTGTTTTTTTGTTGTAAATCCATGTTTCTTCTTACATAAACTCTAATGGAACCACCATGTGTATTAATATGTTCAACTTTGTATAAACATAAATTCAAATTATTAAAGAAATTATTTAATGAAGTTACAGACCAATAATTTACATGCTCATGGTAAATATTATCAAAAGTCATGTCCTTAATAGTATCTAACAAATATTGAACTTCAATAATAAAAGAACCATTATCTTTTAATAATTCAAAAGATTGATTAGCTATGTTCACAAGTTCATCAGAGTGAGCGAAAACATTAGAAGCGGTTATTATATCAGCTTTTCCCTTAGTACTTAATATTTTTGAAACAACATCTTCATTAAAATAAGAATTAATTGTTTCCACACCATTATCATTAGCAATCTTAGCGACATTTTTAGCTGGCTCAACTCCAATTACTCTAACTCCTCTATCTTGTAAAGGCTTTAAGAATACTCCATCGTTACTACCAATATCAACTACCAAAGAACCACTATCTAAATTAAATTGTTTTATGTAATTATCAGCAGCTTCCTCGAAATGCTTTCTAAATGATGCAGCTGTTGATGAAACGTATAAATAATTGTCAAACATTTTAGTAGGTGGTACTACATAAGAAAGTTGTACATTTTGACATTTTTGACAACGTTTAATTTCTAAAGGATACATTTCAGTTTTTTCCTCTAAATTGTCTAATAAATTATTAGCTAAAGGTGACATACCTAAAGAGACTATATCAACTAAATCATCACTACCACAAGATCTGCAATTTGTTTTATAATTATCAATTAAGCTTTTTCTAAAATCTTCATCAACTAATACATAAGGTATAGTATGTGTGATGCCATAATTTTCATGCTCTCTTTCTCCTCTCACTAAATTTAAGAAAATAGAATCTTCTAAAAACACCATAGTATGTGCTACATTTGGACGAATTACAGCTATGTCACCAGCTTTAATAATTCGTGTTTCTAATTTAGCATTAGGATCAGCAAGATCTTTTATAACACTAATGTATTTACCCTTAACCAATAAACACTTCTGCTCTTGTATTGGGTGATAATGGTTAGCTCTTACCGTACCTGATTTAGATTCAATATAACCGATTAAATTAATTGGTTCGGTTAACTCATAGTTAGAGATTTTACCTCTACTATCAATATATTCCTTACCACCTTTTTGAATATATTCGAGAGCATCTGGTTGTTCCTTTTCACTCCAATTTCTAATCATTTCTTCTATCGAACTTTCGATGTTATATAAAAATTTAAATCCAGTAGAAAGTAATTTCTGATTCGATAATGTATATCCAAGATTAGGTATTTCATCATTTGTTTCAATTATATTAACACTTGGATTATAGTTTTTACATATTTCAGCCACATTTTTAATAGTCATATTTTCATTTGTTAAATGAAATGTTTCTCTACTAATATTTGAATCACCTAAGAACTTCATTGCTCTAACCACATCTATTAAATTAACTAAACTTTTATACTGAACACCACCAGAAAAGAGACTGATAGTTCCATTTTGTGATGCAATTTTAGAGAATAGATTAGGCATAATATTAATTCTCATAGTATCTGTTGAATATCCATAAACAGATCCAAGTCTAACTATTACATAGTTTAAATTAGACTCTTTTAAGTCCATTTCTGACTGGACTTTACCATTTGAATATGTAAGAACTGGACAAGTTGGTTCGTCTTCTTTTATATCAAATTTAGTTTCACTAAATCCTTCATAAACAACGTGTGTAGATGGAAATACAATTTTACAATTATCAGGGATGTATTTTATTACATTTCTAGTACCATCAATTCCGTAAGCTTTTATTTCATTATCTTTTTCTACATTTAATTGAGTTTTAGTATACGCAACATCAGTAACACCAGCAAGGTGATAAACTAAAGTAGCATCCTCTAAAATTTGACTCATTAACTTCTCATCTAAGATACTACCTTGAATAAAAGTCATTCCCCAATCAGTAATTTGTTTAACTCTTTCTGAAACAAATCTTGAGTCCATGACAACTATGTTTTTAAATCTAGCTTCTCCTGAATAAATTTTACACAACTCGGTTCCTATATAACCAAGACCACCTGTGATAACTATTTTTTCCATTTATATTATCTTTTTTTTATTTTATGAAAATTATTTCTTTTAGTTTAGTAAGTCATATTATATTTACTCCACTTTCCATGAAATCCAAAAGGCACTATACCTTGTGTCTCAGGCATTTCAGCTTCATGTGAGAAGTATTTAGCCACATCAATTGGTGCAAAATTACAACCATGACTCTCAAAAATGTGTCTATTGTGAACAGAAAAAAATCCGTCCTCATTAAAATATCCAAAGTAAGACTTCCATTCTAAATTTAATATTGAAGGCAATGATATTAGCTTTTTACTTCTGAAGGAAAATCCACCATTACCAACTCTAATTATGTTATTAAATGGATCTCTACAACTAAAACTGTCAGTTGGCATATCCCAAGGAGCACCTATATAATCATACTTAAAGAAGTCATCTCTCCATTGTGTTGGATTAATAACATATCCATCATCTTGAATAATCAATAGATAGTCAGTTTCTATATACTTATGTAGTTCATAGACAATAAATTTATTATATTGTTCATAATCAAGATTATTAATTTTAATAGTCTTTACTTTATCATCAAAAATATCTTGTGATGTAATTAACTTAGCATCATAAAAATCAATTCCAGACATTGATTTTTTAATAGCATTTAAAGTTTCAATAACTCTAACACAAGCTACTGAAACAATTGTTGTATTTTTTAAATCTACCATATTATTTTATAATTTGAATATTACCATCATTATAGTAATTTATTAATCCTGTTCCCCAAGTGTGTCCTATATCAGTTATATCATATTTCTCAACATTAATAGAGTTCCACCATGTCTCCATCATTGGTGACCAAGGTAGATGTATATCATCACAAAGAACATATCCTTTATAACCAATTCTTGTTAACATATCGGTAAACTTCCACTCTTGTGTAGCGTCATGTGCAATATCTAAAAATATAATTTTTGCAGAATTAATTACGTCACTTGACTCGTCATTTATATCCATCTTTTTAAATTCTAAATTTGGAAAATTTGCTGAAAATGGAAATTCCCAAATATGTTCGATATCGTATGATATAATTTTGTTTTTAGGATTTTGTGATAAGGCGATAGCAGAATCACCCCAGTTAGTGCCAGCATCTATTATTACGATATCATCAAATAACATAGTTAAATAAGTTAGTAACTTATAGTGTTCTCCTCCTGAATTTGATCGTTTGTCAGAAAAGTGATGTGTGTCATCCAGAGGATTTGGATATCCTGGAAAATCATAGTTTTTCATGTAGCTATGTGTGCTAATCTCACGTATTTTTTTATAATCAATAATCATAAATTTATTTTATTTTTTTTAAAGTTGTGACTCAACCTCTTTTATTATTTTATCATATAATATTTTTATATCTAATTTATCCATATCAAGTTTTAGTGCTTCTTTATATAAATGTTCATTATTATTTAATAATTCCTCAGTAACTTCATCGAAACTATCGACCATCAATACCGGGAAATCTTCAAATATTTTTTCTAAAAATTTAGATCGTATCACCACTGGAACTCTCCTCATGTATAAAACTTCCCAATCACGATGACATTCACATCCAATTGCATTACCATCTGGACATATTACAAATTTGTGATCTTTAATTTCACGTAAATAATTAATATATTCATTCGGACTCTGACCACCTGGACTCTTAATAGTAGCCCATGGTTTATTAAAAAAGTGTTGATTAATTTTTATCCTATTTGGATTGTGTCCTACATTATGATTCATATAAAGAAGTTTGGTAGGTTGATATTCGTTATTTATACTATTTAATAATATAGAATGTCTATCATCCCAGAACCATAATTTTCTTTGTATACCATAAGGAACTGGCTTAACTTTTCCACCGAATGATATCGCATTTGCTGCGTAAATTGAGATTACATTTTCAGGTATTTTGTCAAAAATCTCATCATCGATAGGAGTATCATCAAAATATGAAAATATAACAAATTTCATATCTGTTAATTGTGAACATAATTTTAATAAATCATTTTGACTAAAATATTCCTTAACTACCTTATCTTTATAGTCTCTAGATTCTTTATTTACTAATTCAACCGCTGAATACTTAATCCCTGGTCTATTATACAATCTAATACTATCAATAAACAGTGTCATGTATGACTTTTTACCAACAAGACTTCTATACTTGTTAATAAACTCATAATTATTGATATTAGCAGGTTTCATATATCCACCATAGAGTTCTAATCCCGCATGGTCACCAAATGAATAGTCACAAATATCTCTTATATATGTTGGGTCTAATAAATACATTTTTTAAACTTTTTTTATTAAATATGGAAATTTATTTTTAATCAATTCTACCATTCTATCTGGACACTCACTCATATCTGTGATTTTCATATTCTCATAATAGAATTCCTGTATTGGATTGTGATAAGTGTTATTTCCTCTTCCGAATGGATCTTGATTTTGCTTCATTTTGAAGTCTATTTGGTTCAAAACCCACGGATTGTTGAATTCTTGATGTGAATAACTTATGATTTTATTTTTAACTCTCTCAGCACCACCTACAAAACTGAAATGCCATCCAGCATCATATATAAAGTCATATCTCTTACTCTCATTTCTTAAATGTGTTAATGAAACATCCTTAATATCTTTATATTCTACTACATAAGCACCATACCAATTTGTGTGAGCTACCACATTAACATAGTAGTAGTAACAATTTTGTAATAAACACTTTTTTGTAAGTCTGTTTTCCTTTATATTTTTTACAACTTCTGGGTTTGATATTTCATCTAAATCTGATACCATAATTAAATCATCGTCTTGACAATCTATTAATCCTAATTTAATATATTCTCTTTGTAAGTAATCTCTACAAAAGTTTGGCCATTTCTTTAAATCATTTTCATTTTCTTCTTTATCATAAATATCAGATATAAGATTATATTGTTGACTATATTTGTCATCACTTTGTCTTTTCTTGAAATGTAAAATATCTTCAGGATATTCTTCTTTTATATGAATTATTTTATCCATATATTTTTCAAATAAGTGTTTATTCTCTTCAAAATAGTACGGTTTATCTAAATTAGAATGTGTCCTATTTGTTTCACTGATCACAAAGTAATCAACATAATCATACAAAGTATCTAGTCTAATTTCTAATACATCAAATTCATTAAAGAATTGAAAGCAATCATATATTTTCATATTAATTTATTAAATTTTTTATAGTATCGGCTACTTCAAAATTACACATCCAAATAGTATAAAGAGCTCTTTCTATCATTTGTCCTTCCCCAGATACTCTGTGATGATCGGTAATGGTTCTAAGATTTTGATAAAATATCTTATCATATTTTAGAATATGATCCTTTGGAACAACATAATTTCCACCAGGAGGAAACCTGACATATCTTGGTAACACAGGATCTTTAAAACAATATTTTAAAAAATCATTATAGTTTCTAAAATATTTTGTTGGGTGTTTAGGATGATTTAAATACCAACTATCATTTATTTCCATCCAACCACCATCACATGAAAACATTGTATAACCATTTAATAAAGCTGGATTATTAGCATGTTCTCTCCAGTCTTCTATAGTCGTAAATGTTTTATTGTTTATTACTCTATCAAAATATTCCTGACTCACATGTCGACCAATAGTGTTGCCTTTTATGAATACAGTTACATCTGGTAAGTTATCATAATGGTCTATAATAAATGTCATATAATCACTTATATTATACCCAGTTGGTGATCCATTTGTTACATTATATTCTGGATACCTTTCTTTTAAATTAGAAGGAGGTAGCATTACGGACTCATCATTATCTATAAATCCACCATTCCAAGCTTTATCATATATCAAATGTGGATTGGGATAATTTTTGACCCAATCTAAGTCATTATTATAACTAGATATACAAAAAAAATTCATATTAAATTATTATTTTTATAGAATTCTAAAGCTTCTCTTTTACAAGTTTCGTAATCAAAAAGTTTTCCTTCCCTATCCATATAATGAAATTGACGAGAATATGAGTCTCCCAGTGACCAATATCCATTGCTAACATTATACCTACCAAAATATTTTGGACCTATTATCAAATTTGCTCTTTGATTTAACCAACCAGCCCACCAACTAAAACTTGAGTTTGTTATTATTAAATATTTTGATTTGTTAACCATATAAAAGTCAAATCCAATATCTATGTGGTAACAAGGAACACCAGGTATATAAGCATTTGCACATGGTGGATCATCTGTTATGATAATAAATTTCATATTTGGATTAATACTTCTCATATATGACATAGCATTTTTCCAGTATTCTGGATTTGGTATTAAATTCGGAACAGATCTAAATTCACCACCTCTAAAGTTAATAACACACATATTATCATCAAGTGATATACCCATTTGATCCATTTTTGATAAATATTGATTTTCATAATCTTGATTAATAGAAAACCAATTTAAAATATCTTCTCTTCTTTCGACTAAATAATCTTCAGATTGTGATATGATATGCACCATTGTATTATCTTGGATATTGAATACTTCTGGATCATACATATTAATACAACAAGAATCATCATTATAAACATGTGTTTTATTTTTATCAGAATATCTATGTTCAATACCTTCATAAATATTTAAACCATCTGGATATTTTCCGACTATGTTTAAACTTTTCCCATAATCTACATTCATAAAATACATTTGGTTAGCACCTCTGTAATAATCATGTGTTGGATGTGGAGGTATACCCCAGTCAAAACCCTTTTTTTCAGCAGTCAATCTAGCAATCACATAATTCCACATGTGATTACCAAGATTTCCTGTTAAATTAGCTGTTATCATATCATTCATTATATTTATTAACTACATATCTAAACTCTCTTAATTTTAGTTCTTCGGTTATAGTTGAACTAACTCTAGTAGAATTATCTTCTCTATTTACAACAGTGATTGCATTGCAAATTCCTGGTAATCCATATTTATCAAATAACATCCTATAATAATCACAATCTACTAACCAATTTAAATTTTCATCAAATGGTATAACATTTTCATTTTTAAACATCAATACACTTGGTGAACTAATTGTGTTATTACCATATTGTATTTGTTCGTTATACACTGGATAAAATTCTCTGTAGAAATTATAACCATCAACAGTGTGACAACAAGCAGTAACCAACCAATAGATATTACTGTTTATGAAATTAAAAACCATAGTTTCTAGTGATTTCTCATTAAATAAAAAATCATCTTGACATAGAGTTTTAATGATGTTTCCTTTAGCATTTCTTATAGCATTATTCATATTACTTGGAAACATACCTCGATTATTTTCGTTGTAGATATGAGTTATATTCAATCTATCTTGCCAAGATTTACAAATATTTTCAACATCATTTGATACACTATGATCTGAAACTATCACTTCAAAATTTCTATAAGTTTGTATTGACATTTTATGAAAAGAAAAATTAAGAAACTCAGCTCCCTTTCCTTTCATCTCATAAGCTGGTATACAAATGCTAACTAATGGATTTAACATATTAATATATTTTAAATTCTGGTAAAAATGTTATAAACTTACCATTGAAATCAGAAAGACTTTCCATAATATAATCTGCAAAGTTATGAGTCAATATTATTAGATAATCTACGTGATTATTTTTTAAATAATCACGACTAACTATTTCTATTCCGGTTCCCGGCATAAATTTACCTTGCTTAAGGTCTGTATCATCGACTATAAAATCTATCTCATTATATGTTAATCCAATAGAATTTAAGAAAATACATCCTTTAGCAGCAGCTCCAAATCCGGCTATTTTTTTACCGTTGGATTTTAAATCCAATATAATTTTTTTATAATTTTCTAAATTGTTTTTAACTTTTAATCCCCAATTTTTATAATACTCTATATCATATTTTGACTCTTTATCTAAATATTTTTCTAAAGAATCGTCTGATGGTAGTTCAGATGAATCTTTTGTTATTGATAATCTAACTGTACCACCATGTATTTTTTGATCCTGAACTTTTATTATTTTTAGATGATGTTTTTTCATCATCAAGTTTAATGGTGTTAGAGAATAATAGTAAACATGCTCATGATAAATTTGATCGAATTGAAATGTTTCTAAATCATGTATCCAATAAGGAAACTCTAAAATCCAAACACCATTTTCATCTAAAAGATGATAAACACCATTCACGAATGAATTAATATCTTTTAGATGTTGGAATACATTTGTAGAAACAATAACCTTAGCTTTCTTTTTTATAGACAATGAGACATCATACGAGAAAAATTCTGTTAGTGTTGTTATTCCTTTTGATAAGGATAATTCTCTGAGGTTAGATGATGGATCAATATTTAATAAATCTAATTTATTTTGACTAACACTTTTAAAAGCATCTAATAATGTTCCATCATTACCACCTATATCTATAATTAAATCATTGTCATTAATTTTAACAATTGAATTGATATATTCAAACATTACTTTACAATGTTGTATATAGGGTCTATTTACTTCTGATTTAAATAAGTAGTTTGAGAATAATTTTTTACCATCTACAACACAACTTAGTGAGGTTAATTTAGACTCATTGAATAAATTAATATTCAAAGGATATCTTTCACAATTAATAGATTCTTCTCTACTATTATTTAGATTATTAACCAATGGAAAGTCACCTAAGTTAAAGTACATTAGTTTATCATCACTACCCGTAATAGGACATTTAGTTATAATTTCATAATTAATCATTAAGGATTCGTTTAATTTTTTTATTGACATTGAAACATCTTTAGGAACGTAACTTGGAGAAAAATCAGCTTCTATCATCACCCAATACTAAAACTTTTAAATTACTCATTTTTAAAATATTCTTTTAAATGGTTTTTTGGCAAAAATCTCATTTGCTACTGATTTTTGTAATCCTGGATCCATAAAATGGTCATTTTGTGGATGAATTCTATAATAATAAACTGGTAAAGGATTAAATTTTATGTTTTCAAATCCAGCTATTTCCATTAAAGGAGTCATTATAGCAATATCATATGTTATTGTATAATAATTGTCATTTCTGTCCTTATAACAATCTAAATTTGGATCTTGATTAACCAGCTCTTTATATAACTTATATTTAAAAGTTCTTATGTGAGATGCTACATAATTACCATTTCTAACATCTTTAAAATTCTCTTTTGTATAAGGTACACAATGTCCTATACTACCATTTGGCCAAATATATTGACCATATGTTAGCAATGTATTATCGTTGTACAAATTATTCAAGATATCAATAGAATCATTTCTAATTAAGAAGTCATCACCATCTAAGATACAAATGATATCTTCATCATTTAAATTAGATTCAACAATAGCATTGTGTATATTAGGAAGTGCAGTAATTCTTTTACTATTTCTTCTGATAAAAATTTTATCTTGACTTTGTTTAAAATAATTATCATTAATGATTTCATCTATAGTACCATCGAGAGATTCATCATCACAAAAAACTGCAATCCAGTTTTTATTATTTTGTGATAATAGAGATTGATAACAGTCTTTTATATAAGGTCTAACATTTCTAAATGGTATGATAAATACAAATCGATTCATAACTTTTATAAAAAAAAGAAAGAGAAAGTTTAACTTTCTCTTTCTTATATTTTACGAATTCTTCTTTTTAACTCTTCTCTTTTTGCCAGTGGTAAACACTACTTTATCTTCATCATTATCATAATCCATAATTAATTTACTGCCTTTTTCTGGATTCAATTTGATAATTTCTTCGGTTAAAGTATCTTCAATATATCTCTGAATAGCTCTTTTCAAAGGTCGAGCTCCATACTGAGGATCAAATCCCTTTTCAACTATATAATTTCTTAAATCATCAGTTAATTCAATTTCATATTCTAATTTTTTAACTCTTTCAATCAATCCTTCTAATTCAATATTGATAATCTTATTGATATTCTCTTTAGTTAAAGAATTAAATGTAACAATATCATCAATACGATTTAAAAATTCAGGAGCGAAAGTCTTTTTCAATTGCTTTTCAATAACTGACTTAGATTCTTCCTCTGTATTTTCTTCTCTGGATTTAGTCATAAAACCTACTCCAGTTCCGAAGTCTTGGAGTTGTCTCGATCCTGTATTAGATGTCATAATGACAACAGTATTCTTAAAACTTACTTTACGACCCAATGAATCAGTTAGTTGGCCATCATCCAGTACTTGCAATAAGATGTTAAATACATCAGGATGAGCTTTTTCAATTTCATCTAACAAGATTACTGAGTATGGTTTTCTTCTAACTTTTTCGGTCAACTGACCACCTTCGTCATGACCTACATATCCTGGAGGGGCACCTACTAATCTTGATACACTAAATTTTTCCATGTATTCACTCATATCAATTCTAATTAAAGAATCTTCTGAATCAAACATATATTTAGCCAAAATTTTTGCTAATTGTGTATTATGTGACAATATACCATTTGTGTAATATCTTTTATTACTAACTTCAGATAACTGAAAGTCATACATTCTCTCTTTGTATCCAAGATTTTCAATAGATATTACAATATCTTCAACATTATCTGTGATTATTCTATCTCCTATTTCTATATTTTTCACAAAAATTTCAGACATATCAGATAAAAAAACAATATGATTATCAGCACATTTTAGAGACATACCTGATGCGGTTTTTAGTTCATAAACATCATATTCTATTGTCTCATGTAGATATTCTATATCTACAAATCCCGTATCTGTCAATATCTCATAGTCTTCTATTTTCCATGATTGTGTAAACTTCTTACTATAGTCTTTTGATTTTGATAAATTTTCTATCATATTATAATTTTATTTGTTTAAAAATTCTATACATTTTTGTATTGTTTCTTCGCGATTTTTTTTGAATTCTGAATCCCAAATCGAAAGAACCTGGAACCCGTTTTCATTTGCTAATTTTATCTTCTCTTCATCATGTTTCCATATATCACAAGCCTTATATCCTTTATACTTTCTATAGGGGTGTGGATATGATCCTGATTCATAAATTTTTGGATTAGCATGATATTGATCTCCGTTATACTCTATGATTTTACCTTTATCAATTTCAGTAAAATCATAATAATAATTTTTATTATTTTTCGTCAAACAAAGTTCCGAGTTATGAGTAGCGTATTTACAATTCATCGAAAATTTCGAAATTATATCAAATAATTCTTGACTAACTTTGGAATATCCTCCTTTTATATTACCATTTTTATATAAACTATTCTGCCATTTATTCTGCCTTTCTTTCCAAATTCTAACCCCATATTCTTCACCATATTTCTCTATGCATTTTTCTTTAGAAAAGGTTCTCTGTGATTCAGACACCTTTAATTTAGATTCCTCTTTGTTAAATCCCCTTTCTATCCAATATTCTAAATTGGATGGTAATAATCTATTTTCAAAGTCTACATTTTTAGCAGCATTAGATTGCGACTCACGTAGCTTACATTTTGCTTCTTCTTCTGATAAACCCTTATTTATCCAAAATGATAACATAGATGGTGTTTGACAAATATTTTTTATTTCTTGTTCTGAAAATCCGATATTTTTTAAATTTTCTTTTGATACAACAAATCTATTTTTAACCTTTTTGGAACTATCTGATTGCATTTCGGATATTTTTTTAATGGAGTCAATTTCAGTATATCCTCTATTAATCCAAAATTCTTTTCTTAATCTATTATTTGATATCATTATATCATACATTTTTTTCGAAATTTTATTATACTCATCGATTGGTAGAAAGGCTTTCCAAACTTCTTTTCTTTTTAATTTTAGTTTGTTTGATAAGCAATCAATATTAGAACACACATTTATATTTTTATACAATTCAGATTTAATTTTAATGATATTAAAAACTAAATTTGATTCACAAATATTGCAAATGGGATCTTTATCCGCCTCAAAAATTGTATTTTTTAATTTATATTTCATTTTTATAATTTCTTAGTCCAATTGGGATTGGTTAAGTTTATATATTAAACTCTTAATATCAACTTTTTCTATTTTTCCTGTTTTTTTATTTCTTATCGAAATTTTTACAGAGGATACAAAACATTTACCGACACCAGTAGGTCCTAAGAAAAGGAATGATCCAATTGGTTTAGTAGGATCTTTCAAACCGATTCGACTTCTTTGAATAGCTTTAACAACTTTAGAAACCGCATCATCTTGTCCTATGACCTTACCCATCAAGGTCTCACTCATTTTAGCTAATTTATCATTTTCTTTTTGATTGACTTTTTGTAAAGGTATTCCAGTCATCATAGATACAACTTCAGCTACATTATCCTCGGTTACTTTTTGTCTATGATTTTTTTGATCATCTTCCCATTTACTTCTAGCTTCATCTAAATTAGATTGTAGTTGTTTTTCAACATCTCTAAGTTTAGCAGCTTCTTCATATTTTTGATTTCTGACTACTTCATTTTTCTTTTCTTTAATTTCAGTAATCTTGTTTTCAATATCTACAATCTCTTTCGGAACCACAATATTAGAAATATGTATTCTAGAACCAGCTTCATCTAAAGCATCAATAGCCTTATCTGGTAAAAATCTATCCGACATATATCTTGAAGTTAAGCTTACACAAGCTAAAACAGCCTCATCTGTATAAAAAACATTATGATGAGATTCATATTTATCTTTAATGTTATTGATAATTTGAATTGTTTCTTCTTCTGTTGCAGGTTCAACCACTACCTTTTGGAATCTTCTTTCCAAAGCACCATCTTTTTCGATGTGTTTTCTGTATTCATCCAAAGTAGTAGCACCAATGATTTGTATCTCTCCTCTAGCCAATGCAGGTTTAAACATGTTAGAAGCATCTAAAGATCCACTCGCGCCACCAGCCCCAATAATAGTGTGAATTTCATCTATAAATAAAATCACATCTAGATTCTTTTCCAATTCAGCCATCAAAGCTTTAATTCTTTCTTCAAACTGACCACGGTACTTAGTACCTGCGACCATAGAAGCCAAGTCTAACATAACAATACGTTTGTTATATAGTACTCTTGAAACTTTCTTTTGACCGATTCTCAAGGCAAGTCCTTCGGCTATAGCTGATTTACCAACACCAGGCTCACCTAATAAAATAGGATTATTCTTTTTTCTACGTGATAAAATTTGTGATACTCTTTCAATTTCCTTCTCTCTACCAACAATAGGATCAATTTTTCCATCCTTTGCTTGTCGAGTTAAGTCTCTACTGAAAGTATCCAAAATTGGAGTTTTGGATTTAGGGTCAACAATTTTTTTGTTCCCTTTGAATTTAGAATCATCAGTATCATCATCTTCTTCTTCAATTGCCATTCTGACATCTAATTTTTTCAAATCTTCGGTTTCATCTCCAATGTATTTATTCATAGTATTAATTTTTATGTTTTAAATTTATAGTTCAATTTAAGAATTAAGTTTTATATCGAAATTTGCTGAGAACCACATTTTGTTATAATCAGTTGGCTCATTTTCAACCTTTTGTGCGTAAGGCTCAATATCTTCCCAGTCAATATTATTTTCCATCCAATCAAATATTTCTGAACTTCTCATAGAAATATTGTATTCATCATTCCATTCTTTGGAACCTTCTGTAAATCCATCTACATCAGCATAGTATTTAGTCCTCTCATTTGCGACAACTGATGCTGGTAATTCAAATTTATCTCCGTTAGGAAATGTAATTATTATTGTCATATTAAGCTAATTTAAATTGTGATAGGAAACTTCTCAATGATAAGATTTTTTCAACATTTTCTGGTGTGCCACTAAATTGATTTTTCCAATTTTGATATTGTTCTTCAATTGGTTTAGTTTCTATAAAATTAGAAACATACCCACCATTATAATCAGGATATTTAGTCCTATTAAAAACCCGTTCATCTACAATAAATACAACTGCTGTTAATTGATCTCCTAAATCAGGTTCATAGAATTCAGCAGTTTTAATACCCATATCCTCTAAAGTCTTAGCATGTTGGTTCAAGGTACCTGGTTTATCAAAATTAAGATTAGTGGTGCCTCCATTCAAGATAATAAAAGTTTTATGCTCTTCAGCCCACATTTTATATTCAGGTGTGTCTGAATAAATTAATCCATACTCTACAACAGCGTGTCCGAATTGAATACCTTGTTGTATAGGACTTAAATTATATGGAACCAATCCATACATTCTATACTCTAAATTCTGCATTATTATTTTGTTTTAATTCGTTAATATTAATTGATAAGGATCTATTACTAAATTGTTTTAGATTAGTAACTTCCATTAGGATAACCTCGGACATAAAATCCGGTATAGTTATTTTATAAGTTTTTTTCGGAATTTCTATTTCAGCAATAATCAATTTGTAACCATTTTCAAAAACATCTACTTCCCACTTTAAAGGGCCGTCTTTATAAATTAGTCTTTCTTTTGTAATATATTTAGAATTCTCCACATCTTCAAAACATCTATTTACAAAAGACTCAAACTCATGTTTAGTTAAAGATTTTTCATCTTCTAAATTAACACCTTTTGATACTGATTTTTTTATAGTGTGTATATAACTATCACCATTTATATTTGAGTGATATGTTCTTGCTCTTTCCCAAATGTTACTTTTATTTTTCCAGTAATACTGTCCAATTTCTATTATTTCATCAGGGTTTTTATTGGGTAAAGATTTTAAAAGGAATTTTCTTTCAATTTCTATTTGAGGCATTATAAATATTTTATTTTACAAAAATACAAAGTTTTGTTATACAAACAAAAAAAGTCGGTCAAATTTAACCGACTTTTTGTAAAGGTCTTTCTTAATTAAGAATTCACAGATTCAGCTAAATAGGAACCAGATTTGAACTTAACTACAACCTTCTCAGGAATAGAGAGAACTTGACCAGTTTTAGGATTACGACCCGTACGGCTTTTTCTCTTAGTTCCTGAGAAAGAACCAAAACCTACTAAAGTAACTTTATCACCTTTAGATAAAGCATTTTTAATTGATTCTGTTAAAGAATCAATAACTTCACCAGCTTTTGTTTTTGTTAAGCCAGTATTAGAAGCTAACTCATTGATTAAATCAGATTTGTTCATAACATTTATTTTTTTGTTTAACTATTATATTATCAGTGTTGACAATGGTTTAAAAGAAATTTAAAAATTATCCTTTGTTAGCAAGGATTTAACACAATTTCATTAATTATCAAGGCTTTTCATCGGTTAATTCTTTTAACTTTTTATCCCTGACTTCTTGAATCGTATTGTTCGAAGCAGTTTCCCATTTAATTTTAAATTCATCAAGATATTTTTTCGCTTCTTCTAATGTAGAGTATTTAAGTCCAAATGACCTCACATTATCTATATTCGCTGGCATGAAATGTGAGTTAGAACAAATTTCATCAGTCAATACCAAAGATTTACTTGGAACAACAACCGATGATATAGCGTAGTAAGTCCAAAATACCTTATATGTATCGAAAATACCTACAACTTTAAGTGAAACTTGAAGATTTCCAGTTCCACGAGTCAAATCTTTTGGATCTATTGAATATAAAATTTTACTTTTAAGTGACATACTATTTTCTTTTATATGTTATGAAGTGATAGTCAAACTCACCATTATTAAAAGAATCTCTTTTCTTTTCTTCAAAGATATTTTCATCTATTTCAGGAAAGTAGGTATCACCTTCAAATTCTTTATCAATTAATGTTAATTGAATTTCATCAGCAAAGTTAAGGAATTTTTTGTAAATTTCCGCACCACCAACGACCACTATATCACGAAATATAGGTAAAACCTCATCTATATTATTATAAACTAATATGTTATCTGATTTAAAATTTTTATCTCTGGTCAAAACTACATTAGTTCTTTTTGGTAAAGGTTTACTTCCAATAGATTCAAATGTTTTTCTACCCATTAAAATAACTCTATCTAAAGTCAAACTTTTAAAGTGTTTTAAATCTTCGGGTAAGTGCCAAGGTAGTTTATTATCTTTACCAATAACTCTATTCTTAGAACAAGCTGCTACAAGTGTTATCATATATTATAAGTTATTTCTTCTATTTTAATTTGTCTATTTAAATCTTTATTACCAATACCCTTATTTTTATAATGTCTTAGAATTTGATTTGTTTTGTAAACATCATTTCCTAAAAAATAAACCCAGTATTTTTCATCATTCTCTTCTAAATTATATGTTGAAATTGAAGAATATTGACAATGTTTTTTAAATTCATCTTTAGTATATTCTTTTATTTTCATATTATAATCGTGTGTAGTTCCTTCTAATATAATCAGATTTTCGTCAATAATACTAACTATATAAATCCAGTAATGATGCATTTCACTTAATCTATCACCAAATTTATAATCACCACTTTTAAAATAGTCTTGTGTATTTTTTGATAATCCATTTATTATAATTATTATAGAAAATTTGTTTTAATTAACCCCAAGTATGTTTAATTAATTCTATTTGAGAAGTCATCATTAGTTTGATATTCTCATAAGCCAATTCTTGTTTAGGAAAATTTCTTCTAGCTTCTTTTAAAGAAGGTAAAATCCATTTTTCGGCTTCTTCAACATATGATTTTTGTTTTTCTTTATTAAAAACACCTACCATAGATTGTAAGTTGTGTATTCTATCACCACCTTTACAAATAGAAGCGATTATATCAGAAGCAATTCCCTTGAAATATTCTTCATTAGTTTTCTTATGACCTCTGTGAAACTTAGTCAATCTTTCAACTGAACGAGCCACAATAGGACCAAATTTTTGATTTATTTCTTCAAAAGAAACATCATAATCTTCTGGAACATCATGTAACAAAGAAGTGCAAATTGTTTCTACAGGATATTCGAGGTTATTAATCAAACTTCTAATATAATGGGTGATAACTAATTGGTGTTCAAATTCGGGAGTAATACCATCTTTTCTAAGACCGGTATGATATTGAGAAGCAAATTCAAGTGCCTCTACGCATTTTAAATAGTTAGGATTTGATTGGCTCATACCTAATAACCAATAACGAAGAGAGATTTTTAATTTTTCATATCTGGTCATATATATATACTTTTTGTTAGTATAAATATACGAAAAATTATTATAAACCAAAAATAATATATACCATATGAAATATATTAAATATTTTGAATCTTTAGATTATTATAAGGTAATATCACATGATGAATACGTTAGATTAATGGGATCAAATGGAGCTAGAATTGGTTTAAATGTTGTAAAACTAACTATACAAGAAAGAAAAATTCTTGAGGATTTACTATCTACATCAAATCCTACATATGTTTCATATAGATTTGATAAACCCATAAGATTATCAAGTTCCCATCCTTCTCACGGAACAAGATGTTTAGAAATAGAAAATAGAGTAGGTGGTGATTTAGTTGGATATAAATCATTTGTTTATGGAATTGAAAAAGTCCAAGATGAGTGGTTTGTTGTTTACAAACATGAGATTAAAAAAATATCATCTATTAATTACAAGTGTGATCAGCTAAGTGGTTTGATAGAATTTTTAAAAGATGAGTGTATAATAAATACTAATATCTTATCAGAGTCAAAATAATTATTATAAAAATGAAACTTGGGTTAGTAAAATAAAATGGTTACATGATAATTATTATGATAAAGTCAATCAAGTTTATTCAGCTATACCCAATTTATTGGAATCTTTAGAAGGAACATTTGAAAATCCTAAATATAATCAAGGAAAGAATCCTTTTTTCTTACAATTAGGAATCGCAACAGATACAAGTTATGAGTGCTTTTCTTTAAATGAATCCAAGTTAATTATTGATCCAATTGATGATGAAGATCAAACAAAGTATATAATATCAGGACATTCTGGATATTATAGATTTGATGAAAAGCTTAGGGATATTAGAAGAGATACAATTCGGAAAACAGTATATTATCCCTATTATAAATTGGAAGGAACACTTTCAATTGAAGGGTTAGATATATTAAAGGATGTTGATAACAGGACTACTAGATATGAAAGATTTATCACTAGTCTATTATCTGATTATTTTAAAGGATGGAAGATTAATACACAAATACATACACGTCTAAAAGGCGGCCATTTTTGGATACATCTAGTAGATAAGACAAAAATTATAAATGAAAATATTTCACATAAGGATGACTTTTTCCCAATAGAAATTACAAATAATGAATATCAAAGTTATCTGAATAAATATAAACCTCAAGCTTTTACTGATACAGAAAGTAAACTATTTTCATTTGATAAACCATATTATGTAGAAAAGGGAAATAATAAGGAAAGAACAAAATTTGATTTATCATATTATTCTGTAGTATTCAGAAAAAGAAGAAGAGTAATGAATTCTATTAATTACTATTGGTATAAATTCTATTTTACAAAGTTAGAAGATGAATATTTCTTAATAGAATGTGTATTTGACGTGGTAAAAACAGCTAAAAAAGATTCTAACCTAAAAGGTGGTAAAACGACTCAGACAAAATTTTTATTAGCAGATGGTCAATCTGAATTAAAAGAATTTATACAACAAATTAACAAATTTGGTAATAGTCGTCAAACTCTTATTTCTCTTGGTATTCTTAGAGTGATTTAATTATATAATTCAAACCAATCAAAATCTTCCTCAACGAAAGAATCAAAAAGACACATTTCTACATCTTCATCTTTCCATTTTTCAATAAATTGTGGATAATTTTCAGGTGTGTAACTTCTATCAGTTCCCATCAATTTACCTGATTTTTTATTCCTTGACATAGGAAATTTATTATCAAATGGTTTGAAATGACTTTCTAAATATAAACATTTATAGTGTTCATAATATGGAGACTCTATCTTAACTCGTATAATAGGAGATTTTAACTTGGATATTATGTGGTCAACATAATCTTTACACTTTTGATAAGACTCACACTTACAAATAAAAGAACTCATATATTCGGTTCTATATAAATCCTGCGATGGTGTCAATAATTCAACAATGATATTTTTAATACCCATTGAATCTAATTCTGAATTTATGGTTTCATCACCAGTAATATGTATTTCAAATGTTTCCATTTTTTATTTTTTATTTAATAAAAAAATTATACTAATCGGCATTAAAATAAAATTGATGATAAATGTTCTAAAACAATTAGACCAACAATTAAAAGGTGGATTATAGTTAACTCTTTGTTTATAAAAAGAATAACTAGCCCACAAAAAACATAATTTTAGATAAATCATAATGAAATAACTTTATCAAATCCTTCTTCCTCTCTTATTGGTTGATAAGAAGCTAACATATTTTTAATTACATGTTCTGGAATGGTTTTATTTTCTTCCTCTTGTCTCTTTTTATTTCTCTTGACGAATTCATCCCAATCTAAAATAGGGAAAATAACTGCTACTTTAGTATAATCACTATCAAAATTATCTAATGTTGATCTTCTACGCTTAGAAGTCATGTTAGTCATATCTACAATTACATTTTCCTTATTTTCATTAGCATCATCAAAAGATTTTTGTAATAGACGGTTGACTTCTTTTTGATCGACATTTTTGAAAGATTCATCATAATCATCACTACCATATAAATCCATGACAATATTATCTCTACTTATTATCTTAACATTTTTATCAGCAAAGTTATTTTTAATCCAAGTAGATTTACCCACTAATGGAGGACCAATAAGGACTAAAATATACGGTTCTCTTAATTTATCAAAATTCATTTTATTATTTTATTTATCTTGTTGTCTATTAGTAATGATTTTATATATTTTAAATTTTCATCATCATATGGTAAAACTTCAAATCTTTTAAATTCCTCAGTATCAGATACACAACTTGAAATATAACAACCATCTTGAAAATTATTTTTAAGTTTTTGTTCTTGTAAAAAAATATAAAATTCTACGGATTTATCATCTATTAAAAGATTTTTTTTCTTCCAATCAACCATTTTATCTGCTATATACCAATGTGTATAATCTAAACGATAAGGATTTAACGAAAATAAAATATTATCTATCTTATCATACCATAAATTACCTAACAAAGATACATAGAAAAATTTAGACCACATATTATTTTTTAAATATGGTTTAAAATTTCAAATAAATTATTTATATCATCTTTTTCCATAAAGAAGAAAATGTATTCTTTCCATAAATACAATTCATGTCCGAGCGTTCCAAAATTGAATGTATATTATTAATATCAACATCATAATACAAAGGAGATGATGACGGTCCAGAAAGATCAACTAACAAAGTTAACAACCCATCCTTATTAGTTTTATTAACCATATTTTTAATAATTTCAATTTGTTGATCTTGATTAAAATATTGCAAATTACCGTCGGATATAATTAAATCATAATTATCCTTAATCAAGCAAGAATCATCTAATGTTAATAAGTTAATATCCAGATTGTATTTATTTTTTCTCCACTCTACAAATCTTAATAAATCCGAATTAATATTTGAATATGTTACCTCTGTTGATGGTGATATTTCCTTTAATAAGTCTGATAAGATTCCCAATCCTCCTAAATGTTCTAAAGCATTTTTATAACTAGAATCTGTAATTAAAGGAATCATTTGCGGTGAAAAAAGTGCAAATTTAGACATCATTATCATCTTATCTATATTGAATCCTAATCTAAAACAACCATATGTAATACTTGTAGATCTAGAAAGTAAATCTAAATATTTATTACTATTAGTGGTAACTAATAAATCTTGAAGTATTAGATCATCACACTGATTAATTTTGGCATCTAATTCTTCTATACTATATCCTGAATATTCTGAATAATCTTGTTTTAACATTATATAATTTATTTTTTTGGTGAAACAGCTCTTACTGAAAATTTACCTCTATTTTGCGAAATATAATTCACACCGATAATTGTTTTAGCATCTCGAAATCTAGTTGATAAAACTTCATTTAAATCCATTTCAACTATTTCTAAATCCTCGCCTTCCAATCCGCCTCCTTCATGTATTTTCTCAGATACTTCACAATAATATATTGTAATTACTTCTGTAGTGCCTCCAGGTGACATATAACACTCATCAATTAGTTTGATAGAATCTGTTTTATACCCAACTTCTTCATCAATTTCTCTCATCATACATTCTCTTGGATCTTCACCTGGAACGTCTAGTGTTCCAGCTACCAATTCTAGTAATTCTGAATTACTACCAGGTCTCCATTGACTTACAAAAATAAATTTTTGTTTTACAGTGTCATAAACCACGCCTGCAACAGCGTCTTTTCTAACAACTACTTCTCGTTTAACATTTTTCCCACTTTTAGTTTTAAGTGTTAATTCATCTACAGTAAAGTAACCCTTATATTTAGTTTGTCTATTTGATACCATATTAATTAATTATTTTTTCTTTATAATATTTTTCTAACATATCACACTCTTTAAGAGTATTATTTATTTCATCTAACAGATCATTTTGTCTTTGATGTCCATCATATTTATCTAATATCCAATCAACAAAATCATTCAATTCATTTTTTGATGAACATATAGTATCAATTATATTCAAATCATTTGGACCTGATGTGTCAATACCCATATAATCTAATACACCATAAAAGGTTAAAAGTTCAAAGTTGTTATGTTCACCCAATATTTTCTTCTCCCATAATTCTAATTCTTTGTTTTTTGAAATAGAATCAAGATTCTTAAAATATTCCAAATAAGACTTCATTTCAATCTCCGATGTGATTTCTTTTAGCATATTCCTATTATTTTAACTTTATCCAATTCTGTTGTTGTCAATCTATGATAACCATCTATAACTCTCCACTTATTACCATCTTTAAGACAAATACCTTTAATCAAGCCATAACTTTTATCTTCATAAAATTTTAAGTCTTTAACTTGAACTTTACCTTTATGATCGACTTGACCAAAAACAATATCAGATTTATCCACAATTTTTAAATTGTAATCTTTATTTTTCAACTTATCTAAAACAAAACCATATTCCTTATTTAATAAAAACTGAATTTTGTCTTTTATTGCACCCAAATGAATACATTCTTCTATATCAGCACTAACTTTCTTATACAAAGGATCACAAATCTCAATCGAATAAAGTTCATCACCATAATAATCAGAACCCCAAGATGGACTCCAACACTCCGGATCATATAGTTTGTTAAACCTCAATATCCTATCAATACAATATTTATCAATATCATAGTTATGACCATAAAGAATTTGACTTAATTTAGAATCTCTTTTGAATTGAATGGATCTAATATCAAATAGTTGTTCAAAAATATCTTGAACAATATTATTAATATCTACATTGATAATATCAACACTCTCAATTCTAAAGCATCGACAAATACCTTCATCATTGCAACCATGATTTTCACAATCATGATTGCCTATGGTGTGGTAATCTATATAATATTTATAATCTTTGTTGATCATCTTTTGGGTTTTATTTTTACATATTTATCATTACTCAACTTGCATAATCCATAAAAATCCTTTTCTTTTAAGGAATTATAAACTTTTAATAAAGTTGATCCTTTCATAAAATACCAATCACTTACAAATTTCTCATCTGAGTAATGAATAAAAGGAGTTCGAACATACAAAATACCATCAATAGGAGTATTAAAATGTAGTGATTCTATATCATAACTTTTTCTATACTCACGAATAAGCGAGGATATTTTACTAGAAATTATTCTTTTAATATCCAATTTCGGATAGGTTAAATAACGATCTTTTAAAACAATAGTCATACTACACTCTCTTTAAAAACTCTTTATCAATAGGGCGAAGTGAATTAATACCATCAGAATTTATACGATCTAATATTGAATCTAAATTCAGATTTTCCAATATCCAAGAATTTAATTCAAATATAAAATTATCATAATCTTGCACATTAGACATATCACAAAATTTAACTAATTCAGATTCAAGATCTAACAAATTATCTAAAACACTTTCACTAACATCCTCACAAAAGTACGGAATTAAATTGATATTAAGGATATTCCTATAAAATGCAATTTCTTTAGGTTGTATTATCATATAAACAAAATGTTTAAATTGAGAATCAAAGTGAAAAGCAGATAATACATCGATTGAAGATAACCTTTGCTTATCTAAATCTGATAATGAACTATAAATACTATCTAGGTATAGTAAGTCAGACTGAAACTGGAGTTTATAAATTCTATAGTTCATAAAAATATATATTAGTGTATGAATTTATAATTTTATATATATCATGATGTTACTTTTTTTTAAATAACTTATACCCATGCAGACTATTATAAGTATTAAATTTGACATCTTAAACCTCCCAGTAATATTGACACGCAAAAACTATTCTAAATTTTTAGATCCTGATTTAAAATTATCAAAACTCTTAAAATTAGATGTTTCATATCTGGAAAATTTTGATTTTTTTGATGGTTTAAAACCTCAAACTTTTGACATATCTTTTTCAAAGAAGAACAAAGTAAAAGTGAAATTAGAAATAATAAATTAGATGATTTAGGAATCTAATAATTTGTTAATTGTATTTATTCTTTTCCTGATTATTTCATATTCATCTTCATCTATAACATCATTTTCACTTACTATAACATCGTATTTTAATTTATTAAATTCATAAAAAGCGACTAAGTAATTACCATTAGGGAGTTGCTTAACTATCTGTGCTAATTTCATATTTTTTCTAAGTAATACTTTCTGATCTGTGTAATATCTCATCTATTATTATATCTTTTATATAACCACCCTATAAAAGGAATTATTATAACAGATATAATCCATTGCCAATATAATTTTAAAAAATCGGTAATTGTATATACTATATTAGACTTAACATAGACTACATCTGTATAAACAACATCTTTTCTATCACCATCCTCAATAATTGCTACTGATATATAGAGTTTTAAGTTACCACTTTTTATAGGAGTTACATCATATATCCACTCTGTATGTGAGTCACCTATTAATTGAATTGAATCTGTGCCTCTAACTATTGAGAATGACCTACCATTCGTTGATGGATCTACTAATAAAACCATCATTTTACGAGTTGTCTTAATAACTGTATCTATTTTTCCATTTGGCATACCAACATGTATCTTCTTATCTGTAGTATCTCTAGATATTCTAATTTTAATAGTATATGTCTTTTTAAGATTCATTGTATCGGGTATTTTATACAATAATCTACCTGGTCTTATTTCACTATTATTAGAACTTTTTACTTTTTTTGGTACATCTGTAATCCTTTTAGATTTAGTCTTATTTGGAACAACATTTTTTTCCATCCTTTTTTTTTCATAATTAGGAAAAGCACTTCCCTCACCCGAATCCATGGCTACCATTGATTGTACTTTAGTTGGTTCAGGTGGTTGCTCAGGATATAAAGAACTGTCATTTTGCTCATATATAGAACCAACCTTACTTGCAACTTTAGTTGGTTTAATATCAGGTGTTTTACTAGGCATCTTAACACATGACATCATAAATAAAACAAAAAATAATAATATATATCTCATAACGCTTTATTTTTTAAGCAATTACACACCATCTAACGACTGAACCATCATATATATTCAACGCTCCCTCATCACCTAATGATTTTATTATAAAAGAAGTATTATTTACTATATCATTATTAGCAGCTGATAAATTACCCAAAACACCACGCCCTGTTTCATATGTTAATATAATTGAAATACAATTTGTTGTTACTATAGATGATGATACCACAACCTGACCAGATATTAATGTTGCTAAACCACTATCCAGCATTATAGACTGTCCTTGTGGACCCTGAAATCCTTGAACACCATCATTGCCCTGTGTACCATCATTACCCTGAGAGCCCTGGACACCATCTGATCCAATTCCATCATTTCCCTGAAACCCTTGAACACCATCACTTCCTTGAAATCCTTGATTACCATCATTTCCTTGGGGTCCTTGAACACCATCACTTCCTTGAAATCCTTGAGCACCATCATTTCCTTGAAATCCTTGAGCACCATCATTTCCTTGAGGTCCTCCAGGTTGTCCATCATTTCCTTGAAATCCTTGACTACCATCTATACCTTGAAATCCTTGATTACCATCATTTCCCTGAGGTCCTTGAGCACCATCATTTCCTTGAAATCCTTGAACACCATCATTTCCCTGAGGTCCTTGAGCACCATCATTTCCTTGAAATCCTTGAACACCATCATTTCCCTGAGGTCCTTGAACACCATCATTTCCTTGAGGTCCTTGAGCACCATCATTTCCTTGAGGTCCTCCAGGTTGTCCATCATTTCCTTGAAATCCTTGAGCACCATCATTTCCTTGAAACCCTTGATCACCATCTATACCTTGAAACCCTTGATCACCATCATTTCCTTGAAATCCTTGAACACCATCTATACCTTGAAATCCTTGAACACCATCTATACCTTGAAATCCTTGAGCACCATCATTTCCTTGAAATCCTTGAACACCATTCATTCCATTATTTCCTTGAAATCCTTGACTACCATCTATACCTTGAAATCCTTGAACACCATCCATTCCATCATTACCTTGTAGACCCTGCAGTCCGTATCCTTGAAATCCTTGCATTCCACTACCACCACTACCTGGGCCTTGAAATCCTTGAGCACCATACCCAGTTATACCTACAACACTATTTACATAGTTTTCTATTTGTTTATCAATTATCACAGGATTTTTTGATCTTAATACAGATAGATGTTCTTCGAATATTGTTAAAGCCATCTGTGCATCAGTTGGGCTTGGAAAATCTAGTTGTATATCACTAAAAACCTTAGTGGAAATTCTCATTAAATTATTATAAGCCTGTGTATTTATGATTGAAAAAGAATTGATAGTATATTGAATAACACCATTTGTGTCTAATATTTGTATATTGACATCTGTTGATGATACTGGTCTTAAAAAGGTTTTGTAACTATATGACATTTATCATTTTATTATTTTTTAGCTTGTTATATTAAGATCGACCATTGCATATACGCAATTTTGCGCAATATCTTTTAAATTAAATGACATTACATATGATCCAGTAGCTGTTATCATTCCTATATCTGTTACTGATGACATTGTACATGACATAGTTCCAGATGCAGTTGCACTACTGATAAGTAAATTGACATCAGGAATTATATTGATAACACCATCTCTGTTATCAACAACATTATTAATTAATAATGAACTTAATGTCGGTTTATCTATAACACTACCAGATAAACCAAATTGTGACAATGATATTGAAGTTGAGAATGTTACACCATAACTAGTATCGTATGGAACACCTGATGTGGCTCCATTAAATGATATATAATTACCAGAAAAAGTATTACCAACATTACTCCAGAAATAAACCACCGGTGAAACCGAGTCAGCAACTGGGTTTAACGTATTTATATTGACATTAGGATTATTAATTACATAATTTAATAGAGATTGAGCTTGATAAGCATCATATTCTGTTACAAATTGTAGGAAAATAGTACCAATACTAACATCATTTATTATTAAAATGTTTCCTGTTTTTTGTATAGAATTTATACTACTTAATTGTATATAAATTAAAGGTAAAGGAGTTAGACGTTTGTCATATATAACGATAGATTCACCGACAACATATGTTTTAATATCAGTGTAATTTAAGTTAACAAATGTAGTACCTGTTTGATTTAAAGTATCTGTAAATGGTGCATATGTTTCATCAATAGAAGCCATCATAACATCCAATGTTACATTATATTTAGAATTTGGATTAGTCATGTAAATTTGTTTAATTCTATGTGTAGAATTACCAGTTAACAACATTAGATTATCCATATAGTTCACTGTTGTTAAACTATCATAAAAAGACCATTGAACATAATTATCCTCTTCTATTGTAGAATTTGGATCATAGGTCGCTCTAATTAGAACAAATGTCGCACTATCACCAACACCTGATAGATTAAGTAAGTAGTTTACTTGGCCTGCCTTAAGCACGACCCTACTTTTAACTATTTGATCATAAGGAATTTTAAGATCATTTGTAATTAATTTTTCTACAGTGTTAGCTCCCTCAATAGCCACGAAATCACCACCTAATATTCTAATATATTGACTACTAGCACCAAATATTGTTGTACCGCATGCTGCCATAATTATCTTTAATTTTAATGTATATATTAAAATTCAAAGATTAAATTATATTAAACAAAATTTACCAATTCATTCTTCCATCCCACCAACTAACAAATTCATCAAATGTAAAATCATAACTCTCATAGTTGGTATAACCCCAACCAATATCATTATAGCATAAGTTTACCCTATCACCATCTATGTATAAAGTATCATAAGTGAAAACCAAAGAAAACACAGAAGTCTTTAGCTTCTGTGATTTTGGTAATTATTCACTAAATTCAATTAAAGGAAAGAGTCTATATTAAATATATAATATGTTAGGAAATTAAAAAATTCTAGCATCGGCAGGGACTGTCGATTACAGGTATGGAGCAAAAATAAGACCTGATTAGCTAACTAATTAAAATTGGCACACTAACTGAAGGCAAAAGCAATGAATCATCTAAAAAGAAGGAGCTTGTCTCCCGAAACTTATCGGTCTTTAGTCGATAAGTAGTTCATTTTTAGTTCTCTTATCTCGGATCGAACGAGAATCAATAGGGCCAGAACCTATCGTGTTACCATTACACCATAAGAGATTATTTCTTTATACTATTTCTACCAGCAAATGTAATTAACCCAGCATTACAATTAGGACAAATAATTCTTAAATTTTCTAATCTGTTATCATTGTTTACTCCGTTGATATGATCCAAAATCAGTGATATCTTCATCCCATTCCAATTATCATTTTGCCCACATAAGCAACATATATTTCTAATCAATCCATTTTTAATAATCCTTTTCTTCAAATTGGTCCTACTAGTTGTTGAGTTTTCAACTAATAGCGAATCTATTGGTTGTCTTACAAAATTTTTCACCATATTTTCAAATCTTTCAGATTGAGATTCAAAATGATCTATATTTATATTATACATCTTAATATATTTCCATATTACCTTGTAATTACCACCAGCTTTTCTCAATATCATAAAATCAAGCACATCTGATATACTTTTTGAATTTTCTACAATTGGCCTTATGTTTTCTTCTAGATATTGATTTTTTATTTTAGTGTATTTTAATTTTAATAATCTAGCCTTTTTTATTATAGCATTTCTATTTCTACTAATGAACTTTGAGCAATATTCTGGTCCATATTTAGCATAATTTTTTAATAAAAAATCTTTTTCTTCTGATGTCCATTCTATTGTCTTCATGTTACTTTTTATTTTTATATATAAAAATAACGGCAACCCCCTAAACCGGCAATTGTTGTCACACTAGGACTCGAACCTAGAACTAATGGCTCAAAACCATTCGTAGTTACCATTACACCATGTGACAATCTAAGTAATGTTCAATTGTTATTCCATCTATTCTTTCGAAAAAATGAAACTCTCTATGGCAATTAGAACATAGTATTATACATTTATCTATCTCACTTAATATTATATCAAAGCTCTTTCCTCGAAATATTGAAGATCCTATATTAAAATCCTTTTTATTCCCCTTTAAGTGATGAAAATCTAATAAATATTGCCTCCTTTCTCCACATTTTTTACATCCTTCTATTTTAATTTTACTCAATTCATATAGAAGTGATGATTTTTTATCCTTTTTTTGTTTTAGTATACTATCTCTTCTCTTTCTATAAGAGATATTATCTAATATTTTTTTACACTCTTTACAAAGTGTAATTTTTCCACTTTTTTTACTCTTACAATTGACAAACTCATTAGAATCCTTTGTCAATTTACATTTTCTACATATCATATACCTTATATATTTTTGGTATATATTAAAACGAGAAATTAAAGATTCTCGTTTTAACTCTATAATAAAAAACCCTATTCAAAACAAATTGAATAGGGTTAAAGTTTTAGCAATGCAACTCCTCATCAATCTGTCTGATTAATTTGTTGCTGTTGCTGATATACATTATTTCTATTCATTGTTATTATATTTTTAATTATGTCTAAATACTTTTTATCTCTTTCTGGTTTAAAATGTTTGGAACTTGACACATCAATGGTACAAAATTCTATTTTACTTTCTAAACAAGCTTGAAATTTTCTATCATCATTGTTTTTAACACTTTCTAACTTTTTATCTCCATATATAGGTTCATAGTGAAATATTCCATTTAGTTCAAATGCTAAATTTAAACTTGGTATATAAATATCCAGTTCACTATTTATGGCTTCCTTTCCGTTGAAAATAATTTCAAAAGAAAATTCCTTTTTTAATTCATCCTCTATCCAAGCTTCTAACTTACTTCTTCTTGTTCCTGTTGATTTATGTGTATTGTTATATTTAGCAGCACATGAACTCGAACAAAAAATATTGGTGGTTTTATTCTTCCTCAATTCATAAGGCTTTTTTAATACCTTACTATCACAATAAACACACGAAAGTTCTATAATCGTGTTTCTATTTTCATAGTGACATTTTTGACTACAGAATTTTATTTCACCCTTGTTCGATTTTATTTCATGTTTTATATGCTTTTTTTCTTTTAAAAAATTTTCACCACATTCACAACACTCAACTTTTAACTTATCATTTGATTTCGCCTTATCGAATTCCTCCTTGGTATATTTTATTTTCATATTATATATATTAAATAATCAATATCTGTTTTCTCTACTTATACGAATGGTAATAAATTTGTCGAGAATGTGCGATTCGAACGCCTCTCCAGAGCCCCAAACTCCATGTGCAACCGGGTTACACCTCATTCTCGTTTTGCGGACGTAGATGGGACTTGAACCCATATCGACCCTCAAATAGGGCCATTCTTGCCAATTGAACTACACATCCATTTGTTGTCCCTCAGGGATTCGAACCCCAGCTAGATGGACCAAAACCACCTGTACTACCGCTATACTAAAGGACAATGTGACTTTTTGATAAGCATAGAAGTCTAACTAGTTCCTGTCTTAGAGGAAGTCGCGGTCCCGACGGGAATTGAACCCGCTACAGTCATAAAACCACGGAGTGACAATCCGCTGCACCAACCATTATGCGCCAAGACCAAATTGCGGAATGTACGGGATTCGAACCCGTGACCTTCTCCGTGACAGGGAGACATTGTTACCAACTCTACTAACACTCCGTATTTCTAATTCTAAGCAACCGGTTTCAGGTTCTATGAATTAGTAACAGTCCATTACTTGTCGAAAATGTTGGATTCGAACCACTCCTCTTCCTTCCAGGGGAAGTATGCAACCGGTTTACAACACATTCTCGTTATGACATAAAAAAACCCATTTAGTTTGTGACTAAATGGGTTATAAAAAGTTTTTACAGTTTTTACAACATGCAATTAGCCACTCCAGTATCAGTATCCTGATCGGGTTGTTGTGGTTGAACTTGTGGTTGTATGTTTAAAACTGTTTTCATAATAGTATATATTATATTTTTATTTTCCCTTTTGTTTTATTTTTTATGAATACAAAGATACGAAGTTTTTTCTTACCACCAAAATTATTTTACAAGACTAACAAATTCTTCAAATTTATAATCTGTGAATTCATTTACATAAGTAATTGTTACATTAACTGGTGAATCTATACTCTGTTTAACTACTGATATTAAATCTTTTTCTTTTTCACCAAGTGGATCGGCTATTATTTGTAGTTCTAAGTCATTTATAGTTTTTTGAATAACTTTAAATCTTTTTATACCAAATTTATCATATTGTGGTGATCCAAATAATGGCCATTTTTTATCACCATTTGGCATAACAAACATGTTTCTCACTCTACCCTTTATTTCTTTGATAGTCTGTAAACTTCTTCCACAATTACACTCTCCCATAATAATATGGTCGCCGTGTTTATATCTTTTTATATAAGGATTTGTCAAACAAGTAACTATAATTCCACCATCTTCATCAGTTTCCACTATTATATTTTCCATAACATGCATCACAGATGGATTATCCGGACATTGTATTGCTATTGTTCCACACTCTTCACTTGAATACATAGTTCCTCCTAATTCTCCTGTTCCTTTCCAGTCAATAAAATTACTTAATTTAGATGTATCTAATTGTTTAAATACTGATGGATAACATTGTATGTATTGTGGATTAATATTATCCAACCATTTTTGTAATTCTAATGTTGGTTTAATTCCACTCACAAATGCTTTTCCTTGTATTGGGTAAATATTTTTTGGAAAGCCCCAATTATCCATCGTGATGGATGGAGCACCTGGTTTTATAATAGCTATATTCTTTGTAACATCCCATTTTCTCCATATCATTTCTCTGATATTTGTTGCAGCATGCCATATAATATCATGATATGTTTTTTCAACTTTTACTGGTTCGCCAGTTGAACCAGATGTATTTGAGGAGTGAACTCCTCTTCTCATTTCAATTTTTCTTAAATCTTCCTTAGTAATGATTTTATATTTGTTCAATATACCTCTATCATATTTGTGCATCCATTGAGTCACCTCAAGATTTATTAATAATGTCTGTATATCTTTTTCTACTTTATCTTGTGTTAAAATTTCCATACAAAAAATGAATAATCATTAAATATTTTAGAGTCTGTTGGATTTATTTGAAAATCTTCCGACTTTGGAAAATATTCAGCTATTCGCATGGTGGGTAACTTGTAGTTAAAGCTTCTGGTAATAAATACATTACAATGATTACTAGCCATATCTAAAATCCCATCACATAATTTTTTATTGAAGCAAAGGCCACCATCTAATATTATATTAGAATAGTAATTTTTGTTTGTTAACCAATCTTGTACAATCATACTTGGTCCTTTATACCATGGATCTATATCCATTTGATAGTCACTTATTGGAATTAAATTTTTAGTACATCCTAAAAGAAGGGTTGTACCTTTTGAAAGATATGATTTGTATATTTCAACATCATCATTTGATGGTGATAATGGATGTGGAAAGTCCTTTGACCAATAAGTATTATCTAACATAATTTTTTATTCTTTTAGTTATATTAAATACTCCTTTGCACTTCCAGGTTTAAAAATCTCTAATTGCCTGATTGAGGTAGATGATATATGTTCAAATTTTTTATCACACATTATAAATACCGATTTAACCTCTGGTTTGAAATCGTGAATAAAAGATAACTGATTATTTTCATATGACAAATCATCACCATTTCTTAACCCACGAACTAGTATAGCATTGTAACCTTCTAACTCTTTTTGATCAATAAATTCATGAAGAAAAGTATAATACATTTCTACTTTTCTACCTATTTTCTGTGATAATTCCTGATCCCTGGGAACCCCGGAGTTATTTACCACATCATGTATTGAAACTTTAGCTGGATTAACACCTATCGCGACTAGAACATTTTCTTTTCCAAAGATTTTTTCAGCTTTTTCCACAATATTTAAATGTCCTACATGAAAAGGATTAAAACTGCCAGCATAAATAGCTAATGTTTTCATAATTAATAATTTATTTTAACACCAAATGTCAAACTTGATACCAAATGATTTCCATATACTATGAATGTCTCATAAGTATCAACATAATTTACAGTTACGGATAATCTTTTTGTAATGAAACAATCTAAATTGACTTTAGCTCTGTGGTTATAAGAAGACCAATCATCCATTCTGGGTTGAAAATAAAATTCAACATAGTATCCAATTCTTTCAAAATTACCAAAAAACTTAGTTTTAAAACTATGTCTTAGATATTTTGTAGTAACACTATCATTGTTATAAACAGAATAATCATACAGAACAGCATACGAGGCTGATATATTAAGTGGTTTACTTTTATATAAAGACCTACCACCACCTATTGCTGCCTCGTATCTAATATCTAATTTTCTTGCGTAAGATTTAATAAATTGAAGAAATGTAAAAGAATTCCAGTCTTCATAAAAAAGTCTAGGTTGTAAAAGAAGAGAACCATCCTCCTGTATCTTTTTGTTATTTGAGTAGGAAAGTAAATAGTTACCTTCAATAGTATAATCAGTTCTTTTATATTTCAAATAATTCAATAAATCACCCTTCAAGATGGTTTGTTTATTACCAACATTTGGGTTATTGACTATACCTGCTAAGATGATAACTCCACGTCTTTCAATTGAGTCTCTTTTAACCTTTAAAGTATCTTGACCAAAAGAAAGAAATGGAATTATCAACAGTATAATTAAAAATCTCATATTAATAGAAGTTATCGTATTCATGAAAGTTTTTTGTTTCTTTTGAATAAGTTTCAATTTCCTTTTTCCAAAAATCTAAATCTGGTATGAATTCAGCGAGCTCAGACCTAAAACATTCAGTGGTGTGACCGCCTTCAGATTGTGTATGTTTCACAACCAATTTAAACCCATCCCAATCTATAGATTTATGATCTACTTCTAATGAATCTAAGAAGTCTGTTATCGAGTTTTTTTCAGACTCAATTCTGTCTTTACAAAAATCAACAGTAATCAATTCCTTGTTAAGTTTTTTTATCTTAACACCTGAAACATAATTATATTCATCATCCATGAAGAAAATAGATTCATCTGTCTCTGCTGGTGTTACAGTAGTAACAGCTCTATTTATCGTACCACTCCTATTACCATATCCGTAATCATCCCAATCATCACTATCACCCCACCCATAACCACGATAGTAGGAATAGTTAGAATATTCATATTTACTTGGATCACGACTAACAGGAAGTGATTCCCAATTTATTTGATTACAAGCTTTTGCCAATAACTCTAAGTGAGCAATATCTTGTTGCTCAGAAAAAGTATGTTCAGACTTATAACCTACTGAAATGTTAGTACACTCAGGGTAAATTCGTATGAATTGTGCTGAGTCTGTATAAACACCAGTTGGGTCTGTTTTATAACTAAAAGCAGGTTCAACTCGATTTAATTCATCAGATAAGGCTTTACCAAATTCATCTGAACAACATCTACCACTAGATTGAAATGTAATTACAGAATCATATCCACGTCTATCAAAAGAAATTACTTTATTGATATGCTCAATTTTAGAATCTTTTAATTTACCAGCTAAACTCTTTGATCCGACACAACCAACTTCTTCACCTAAAAAGAAATAGTATAAACCAGGAACTTTCTGCTCTATCATATAAAGCATAATAGTCACACCTGCTTTATCATCCGCTCCTAATATTGAAGTACCATCTGTTTTGATGATGTTGCCATCGAAAATATGATTAACTTCTGTATTAGCGGAAGTAGCAGTATCCAAGTGAGATGTGAACATACAACTTGGATTCTCACCTATTTGAATAAACCTGTTTCCAAATTCATCAGTATCAAATTCTTGAGGTAAAAATTCCATTACCTCAGATTCAGTACCGTGTGGGTAGGTTTTACTGGTTAGCTTTAAAAAAGTTTCTTTTATGTCCATTATACACTATAATTTCTACAAAATTACGACAATTTCAGATAATTGCCAAATTTATTTTATAATCTTATTAATCTGTAAATCACGGCGAATAACTTGCAAATTAATTTTGCGTAGTTGTTCCTCAGTATAAAATCTTTTATTAATTTCCTCCATACTTAACATTGGATATTCATTTCCAATCAGTTCACATTGAACTACATAATCGTCAAGTTCATCCTCATATCCAGGTGGGTTTGGCATCTTTGTCGCATTATAGACTTTATCTTTATACCAAATGATTTGACCCCACATATTTTTAATGTCTTTTTTTGGATAGAGCTTCATAAATACAAATATACAAAAATTTATTGATTGTTTGAAGTTAAATATTTAATATATATTAATATGTATTCAATTAATCAAGATATTACTACTGGGTTTATAACTATATCAGACACATATATTGATAACCAACCACAGTTTAAAAAAAGTGGCGATACGTATGCAATGTCTTTTATAAATTTAAAAGATGTTCAAAAATTTAAATCATTTACCTACAGTACTACAGGTTCAATTGAAACAAGATATCTTACAACAAGCTATCGAGTGTCAAGAGACGCTAATAGATGGACTCCTTGGATGGAATTAGATACTAATATCACCAATTTTCCTATAGTTGATGTCAAAGATCCTATGTTTATTGATATCAAATGGGAAAGAGCTGGTAGTTCAAATATTGGAATAATCAAGTTAAACAATTATAGTTTACAAGGAACCATACAAAGGAATCTAGTTGATGGCACTAGTACAACCAATTTAAATTCTTCTACCAACGAAGTAATTATTAAACCACCCTACGTTTATAAAGTTTTTAAAATTACTGATTTAGAAATACTTTCAGATGGTGATATCAATGATGTAGATATTAAATATAGATTTTCACAAGACTATGGAAGAACTGTAACTGTTTGGGAACCATTAACAAAAGAAAATATTACTACAGTTAGAATTAATCCAATTAGATTTTTCCAAATTGAATACCTATTGAAATATACTGGAAGCTCGTCTGCTAAAATTTATGATATTAATTTAATAGGAGACTTCCAGAATGTCACATTAGATTCACAAAAGACAAATTTATATGGGAGTAGAGAAGATTGTAACTGCCTAGCATTGGGAATTATTAGTGGTGATCAATCTAATAGTGGCGTCAAAAACACAGATTCAGCTAATACAGGTATCATAACTAGTCAATTATGTGATCCAAATGTTTTACAACCATTAACATCGAATGATATATCAAAACTATTTCGACCATATCAACAAACACAAGCAATTAATTTACTAAATAAATTTAGCACTGATGCAAACCAAGTATTTGGACACGAAGTAGTTTATTTTTTAACTGACCCTGACAAGAAAGGAACTGATTTTACATTCCATGAGTATCAATTATATAATTATGTTTGTTCAGATTTAATTAAAGTTTCAGTAGATGGTAATAACTTCCCTGATAACCAAATTGTTATGAACCAATTTGATTTATCATTATTTGAAAGCTTTGAAATACATATACCTAAGGACACATTTAAAACTGCATTTGGCGTTGAAAAAAGACCGAGTAAAGAGGATTTTTTGTGGTTCTGTGAAATCAATAGAATGTTTCAAGTAGAACATGCTCAACAATTTAGAAACTTTAATAACTCTGCTTTATATTATAAAGTAATGTTGAAGAAATATGTTCAAAAATCCAATATTATTGGTGTTAATCAAACTATTACAGATAAGGTTAAAGAGCTTACTAAGAACTCTACTATTGACGAGTTATTTGGTTTAGAAAATTCATTAGATAAGAAACAAGTTGCTAATGAAGAACAAACAAAAACTCTAACTCAAGATGTTTTAAGAGTTGTTATTAATGCTAACATTGATAAAGAACTGATCGAAAACTCTACCACTATAATAAGTAAATCTAATTATGACCTATCAAGTGTAGATTACCAAACCCCAGCTGTTGTTTACAGAAACTTTAGAAATCATTTCAAAGTATCTGATAACTTCTCATTTATGATTTGGTTTAGTATTAATAACTATACAGTTAATGATCTTTATAACTTTATTAACTATTATGATGAAACTAATCAATTAGGATTTAAAATTAATCTTCAATCAAATAATATTATATTTAACTTAAATTCTGATGAGTATAGATTTAAAATAGGATGTAGTGGTGAAGCAGATGCTTTACAAGAAAATACATGGTATTCTTATTTAGTAAATGTTAATCAAAGAAAGAGAACTATTACTCAATATATTTACAAGAGAAATGTTGAATTTGAAACTGATGCTGGTCTATTAAACTCAACTGTTCTACAAAAAGTTTATGTTCAACAAGATACATTGAACCCAGTTGATTTTGAAATAGAAGATGTTCAAATTACTGTATTTGGGTCAGATATGAAAGCAACTAACATCAGATTATTTAATGATGTAATACCTGAGGAAGAACAAAATAAGATACTAAACCAAATTATTGTCGGAAGAGATTATAGATATTTAATATTTGCTGATAATGCTAATATGAGATTGGTATTACCTAATCTACCATTTAACCAAGTAGATACTAATATTGTTAGAGGTGAAGTAAATAAGATGAATTTAAATCCACCAAATTTTCCAGAATCAGATATCTAATTTTTTAATATTATTAGCTCTTCGCCAAACCAGTTTCTTTTTTTCTTTGCAAGATCCGTCATCAAAGAACATATAGTTGGTGACATATGCTAATGTCCCAGAATCTAATTTATTTGTAGTGCAATCATCACAAATAGCTATGACGAATTTTTCCCCATCATGTGTACTACCATAACCTGCTGATATCTCACCGACAGTTCCATCGTTCCACATAATTTTATTACAGTCTCCGTTAAAGACCAATTCTTCTTCACTTTCATCACGATTACCGAAATCTAAAGGTGAAATTAATTTTTCACAGCAAATACATTTCATATAATTGAATTTAATTTTTTATCCCGAATAAACTCTAAAAATAAAGGTTCTAAATTATAAAATTTATATCCTTTTTTCGGTGTAAAATCGGGTACACCCATTTTAAAACAATTATCGTACTCCCATTGCTGTAAGATATAAGATCCTGGTTTTCCAAATAAAAAATACGTTTCCACAATTTCAATTAAATCCCATAAAGATCTAACTAGTACTTCATCTTGGATAAGATAAAGAGTGCCATCAATCATAAATGATTCATAGAAATCAATTACATCTTGTTTACAAAAATTATTCTTCATCAAAAAGTGCTTCTAAAATGTTTTCTCGCCTCATAGACAATCCAGTTCCTTTTTTCCAAGTGAAACCCTTTTCACCTTCTTTTCTCCAAGAAAAACGATCCTCTCTTTTATAAGATCCATCTTCTTGTTTATAGGAACGATATGATCTAGCGGCATTAAATTTGAAAAAAGGAATTTTATATCGGTTAAAAACCGTCTCAACAGTTAATTTATCACTAAAGACAACAACTAAATCATTTCGAATCGAATCTCTGGTGATAACACCATCTTTAATCACTTTAATTAATGCTGACTGAGTTTTACATTGATAAATCTTGACATTAGGATATATCAAATGTAACTCGTTAGAAAATTCTGTTGCGAAATGCATATAGGATACTTTGATAAAATTAACAAACCCTTTACTTAGACCAAATACAGAATTTTTTTGATTTTCTTCATTATAAAACTTTTTAGATAAATCAGAAACTTTTATCCAATCAATTTCATTCTGTTCTTTAAGAACTTCTTTTCTCAGCCAATCTAAATTCATAGAAAAATTATTTAAAAACCAAATATACTATTTATTTGGCAATATAACAAATATTTGACGAAGTATCATTTCTTCCCAATTCATTATATAAGGATTTCTAAAATCAAAACAAACTCTTATGAACTACTTATCGGCTAAAGACCGATAAGTTTCGGGAGACAAGCTCCTTCTTTTTAGATGCTTCATTGCTTTTGCCTTCAGTTAGTGTGCCAATTTTAATTAGTTAGCTAATCAGGTCTTATTTT